TCTGTAAAGGTTATAGACTGTGAGGCTCTTATGGTTGCCATTTTACTTCCTACTAATTAACTTACTTATTAAGGTGTAGTTACTGTAACGTTACAACGAATACTGATTGGCGCGCCAGTATCCGGAATATCAGAAGGACCAACGATTACTTGATTAGTATTAATTTCACTTGCACTAGTACTTCCGTTAGCTGAACGTCTTACAGGACTTCCACCCGAACCCAGAGGAGTTCCTGAAGCATCTGTCTGAACTTCTAGATTTGAATTTCCTACATAGACTTGTTCTCCAGTTATCCATTCCCAATCATGTTTGACTAAAACTCCACCAACACCATCACTGATCTGAGCACCATCATTTGCATCATAAACTTTTGCTGTCAATGTTACTGGATTACCTGAGTTATTTCGGAATACTACTGGATTATCTGCTTCTATTTCAACGTATACTGCGGCACGACCAGAACGAACTTTACTAAATGTTACAGCATCCTTACCCTGTTCACCACTTACACGAACTGTTAATGTCGCATTAGAGTCTCCAATATTTTCTGGTTTAATCTCTAATCTAGCACCAGATACGGCAGTGGTGGGTAAAGATCCTGTAGAGAATGAACCAGTGTAGTCTGTATCGTATCCACCAATACCACCAGCACCATTTGAAGTTGCAGTTTGTGTTGACCATGTTCCACCGTCTAACGCTGTCTCATAGGTGAGAGCGCCTGGACTACCGGCAATATCAAATAGAATAGTACTATTATTCTGACTTCCTAGTAAAACACCATCCGCATCCGCAGAGAAGATTTGACTAGAAGGTACAAGACTGATAATTGTACCACCAGCACCATCCTGAATACGGTTGACTGAAAGTGCTAAATCAAAAGATCCCGTAGTTCCATTGTTATTATATGTAACTGGTATTAGGATAGTAGCTGAAGAAGGAGTACCGATAGCATCAGCGTATATAACACCAGCGCCTTTGAGTACTCCACTACCTATGTCAGTTCCGTTGGCTTGTGATACAAGGAATTCCCAACCACTTACCGTGTTAATAGAACCAATACTAAATTGTCCATCTGAAGGAGAGGCACTTGTTGTGAATGTCTGCTCAGTACCACCAATAAATACTTTTACAGAACATGAAAAATCGCGTCTTGTCTCATTTGATACTACACCCACATCATTAGCTGCAAAGGTATGATTCTCATTTGTCAAGAACGCAGTTACGGAACTTTGACCATCGGCTAAGTCCGTGAAAGTTATGGCGGCCGTTGCCGTTCTAATTGCCATTATTAATCCTCTTGTTTATCGTTAATTGTTAATTGCAAAGGTAGGGTACCTGAATTGGGAACCGCCTGAGCTTCTATGAATATAGATTTTAATTCTCCGTTAGGAAAATTGTCCGTGACTCCAGAGTTGGTGGCAGGAACGCCATACCCTATGGGACATGTACCATCAGACCCTACTGTGACAATATTACCGTCAATGTGAGAGACATATCGCGTTGTTTCATGGACACATACAGGTACTCCATCATTGGTCCATTCATAATCAAATTCCTTATAGTCATTCGACGATATTTCTGTACCGTCAGATGTTATAAATGCTTTTATTTCTGTTTGACCTGTATCATTACGAAAGATTACCCCGTTAGTGGCCAATATATCGACTTCTAGATTAGGTAACCCACGGTCATAAGCCAATACTGGATCTGACCAATCAGATACTTCTATGTTCTTAGTTATATCATTAGAAGTGACTACAACTCGTATTAAGAAAACATATCTTCCTGTAGTGGGAAGATCAAAACTCCAACCATTAAAATCTGTACTTATCGTATTAGTTACAAATAAAGATCCAGTTTCAAAGTTATATGTTGTAGAAACATTAATATCTTGATCACTAGGAAGATCGGATTGATCATAACTTTTATACAATAGTATATTAGCACTTCCTCCGTCAGGATCTATATTCGACAATTGAGAAGTTATTTCGTCTTCTACAAGTTGTTGAAGTTCTCCGGTAGTTAGACCTCCACCACCACTTCCACCACCTCCGGTAAGTGTGATAAGGTTATATAGTTCCGCGAAGTTGTCATTAATTTTCTGACTCGCATTACGAAGAGTATCGCCTTGTCCATCATTCGCGGCACCACCAGTATTAAGAATTTGTCTAGACATTAGAGTCCTCGTAAGTAGTCTCTGTATTTATAAATTTACAAATAGTCATCGTCATCCAAGGTCTGATATTCGGAGGATAGTGATAATGTTCCATTATCTAAAGTCCTTGGAGTAACTCCAGCCCAATCCCCGATAGTTCCTTTAATAGTTATAGAACTACCATTAGAATCTACCATTGTTGTAGAGAATACATCTTGAATTTGTTGTAATGTTATATCTTTATATTTTTCTAATGTCTCTAGAGAACTAATCACTATTCCTTCAGCGTTAGCTCTTTGATCACTATCTCTAGCATCTACAGAATCCGTTTCTTCCATAGTTAATAGAGAATATAGAGGAGTGAATGATGACCTGACCATACTTCCTTGAACAACAACCGCGTAGTTTTGAACCTCTAATGGATCAGTTCCTATCCCAGCAGAAAAACCCATAGAAGCAACTTCTTGAACTTCTACTTCTGATGATAAATGCCATCCGGCTGGGTGTACCATCCTTTTATAAAAGTCTTCATACTCACTAAAAGCTATTCCAGTTTTTAAAAGAATAGAAAATATTTGATATTTCTTATCGTCTTGAACATACTTTAAAGATTGTGGACCTATCAAAGAGCCGCCAGGTTTATCATTTAAAATAAATATATCTTTCTTTGGATAGGATACTTCTACGTCCTCATTAAAGAAAGCTTTAAAAAATTGTTCTACTGATAATTGAGTTCCTTTATTTCTGTAAAAATTAGAAAGAAGTCTTGTCATCAATCGTGGGTTCTGATAGAAAGATGAAGTTTCTAATCCTTCACTTATCTCACCTATCAACAAATCGAGAGTACTTAATTCAGCATTAGATATGTTTCTTATACCAAACAAACTATGGATTTGATCATCATATGAAACACTTCCGTCTTCTCCGGTATACTCATAGTACTTCTCTAGGAAAGTAATAAGTCTGGGATACTCTGTCTGAAAGAACTCAGGCAATACCTGAGTGACCTGACTTCTATGGAAGTTAGGTTCAGACCTATACTGACTGTTAATCAAGTTCAACATTATAAACTAATCCTAGAGGACCCAATATCAATATAACCTATGGTGGAAGAGAAATCCTCATCTAAAGTAATTATATAATTTCTTAATGGACTGATAGTACTTTGATTCGCTGGAGTTGCAGATATTTTTATTCCTGTTCCCACATAACCCGACTTATCAACTCGCAAAGAACTTAACTTAACTGTGGCTGTATTGGGTTCATAGTAACCTACATTAGGAGACTTAACAATACCATTTAGATCTAGTAGTTGTAATTTGGTGCTGCCCAGTTCATTCTTTATAATAACATCTATTCCATCAGACTTAAATACAGATGATGTAACTATGTGGTCATCCTTATCTGGAGTAGCCAACATCACTGGGAAACTGATAGTATGATCCTGTTCCACATAGGTCAATATTGGTAACTGAGTAACGCCAGACACAGCATTGAATTCGTTCTTTGCAGTTTCTATTTCTGAGATGATAGAATCCACATCAATTCTTTGTTGTATACGCACAGACATCTTAGAGTTAATGATTGCGGTAGACAACTGATCTATTTGAGTTAATAAATTACTTCTACGGAATACTTTATCAAAAGAAGTCAAGTTATCCTCAAAGTATTGTTCTATGAAATCATCAATAGTATTTTGTAAAGATTCCGCAGGCAAAGATGTTTTTACTGGGTCAATGTTAAATACTGTTTGTAATTCTAAGAAAGTTTCCTTAGGTTCAACAAACTCTGTGTTAATAGACATAATCGAAAGATTGGAAGTTAACTGACTATGAATTTGATTCTTAACATCAGTTTTTGTAGCTTCAGATACTCCAGTTAAAAAGTTCAATGCGACAAATACCTTTCCGTATTCGGGAGGAACATTATCATTACCACCCCAAGTAGTTACATCCTTTACGTACCCACTATAGTTACGTGAGATCAATGCAGTATAATCATTCGCAGTAACAAGTCTATTCTGTGCACTGTAGGTCCTAGGAGCATTTAATTTGATTGATTCCATAGATTCTTTTTCGTCTCCACCAGCTGATGGTGAAACTGTTACCGGATTCAAAACAATATCGTCGGGCATACTATATGCGGTAGAGAAACTCTGCACACCATTTGCTTCATCACCTGAAGTGGAGATATAAGTAACTTCTATTCTATTATCTGCATCGGGTCCAGTACCCAAAACATTTCCATCACTAAAGAATAATTCATAGTAACCATTAGACGATTCGCGAATGATGTACACTCTAGAGTTATCCGTAATAGAAGATACGGTATTTATTTCGCTGTACTCTTGGAAGGTACCTGACAGATAGTTATCATATACGCGAACTTCCATAGTCGAAGTATCTATAGAGGTATCTGGTATTACATACACAGAATCATCATTAACACTACCCACAATGAATGACTTAGTCTTGGCGCGACCCTCTTTAAGTTGCAACTCGGTAGAACCTCCTATTGTCTTAAACTCGTAGGTATTATTAACATCTTTAGTTGCAGAAAATTCTTCGGTAGAAAAGAACGAATATACATTCTCATCTACAGTTCCAGTGAACTCTGTGTTTTTAGGAATAGTTAGAGTTGACGGCCCGGTCGTACTTGTAAGGGATATAGACACCGCACCTGTAGCCGCAGTCTTAGATCTAGGAGAATAACCCAGTGTCTCTGCATGGGATACCGCAGAAGAACGCAACTGTGAAGAACTCAGAAAGGATTCATTGATAGCCATATTAGCAATCAACCCATTGATATGAGTATTGTGTGCTAAAACGTCTAGTAAGTTAGACAGACCACTCGCACCGAAATCATAATCTTGAAACTCGGATTGTTGTTTTAAATAAGTCTGTAGTTGAGATTTAATCTGAAAGAAATCCAACTCGGAGTTCTGTATAGCCATTTATCTATTCCTTGCAATATTAACATTCAATGTAACAACTCTTTGTACGCTTACTACTGCGAAGGTTATTGTTACATCGATCGAATTATAGTCGGGTCTTAATACACTCTTAATAGTTCTTATTGTTGCTCTAGGTTCATATGCATTTATAGCATAACGAATATTATCTTCAATGTCCGAAGACACGGGTTCTGTAGAAAGAGAGAACAATAGATCCTGTAGGTTACCACCCATCAAAGGTCTGTATGGAATCTCACCATGATTAGTCATCAATAGATTCTTTACAGACTGAAACACCGCAGCTGCATCTGTCTTCTTATACAGATCACCAGATGGTTTGGGTTCGAATGAACAGTCTACATCTGAGTATGTACGAGAGATAGATGTAGTAATCGGTCTCTTAGATAGGTTACCATCTTGTATTGAAAATATTTTTGCCATAGGGTTAAATTCCTCTAGTACTATTTATACAGATATAGTGACGATTTATTTTTTAATTTATTTGTAAAAAACGCTTGACAATTGATATAAAGTGTTGTATAATACTTGTATTGAGAATGAGAAGAGAGATTGAGAATAATGAATTACAAAGTCGGTGAGAAAGTTTGGGTAAAATGCGCTGGTACTGACACGTGGGTTATTGGTGTTGTTACTGGTAATACCGCTAAGAGAGTTAGAGTTTTTAACGAGTCTAGATCTGTCGAAGGTCTTTATGCTCCCAACAATGTAGAGAGGATTTCGTAATGGAAGATTTAAAAAGAGTAATAGAGGATTACATCCGAGAAGCTGTAGAACTGCCTGAGAACCGGAAACTTTCGGGTGATATCAATTGGAATCTAGTTGATGCAGATGTGTACGCACGTATAAACCCAGTTAGAAACACCGTATCTCTATTCTACAAGTTGTTCGATGAGATCGCAACTGAGATAGAATACAATGACCAAATAACTAGGGACTACAAGAATCATGAGTAAACGACGACAAGACAAAACTACAAAGAAACAGATTGTAGAATGGGCGATACGTAACTTAGACGAATGTGGTATGGGTTGCGATGCGGATGAATATCATCGCCGGTGTTGGAGGTGTGGTTATGTTAGGAACACCGAAAGGTGTCATGTCATTCCGCACTCTTTAGGCGGACCTGATGAACCTTATAACTATAGACTATTATGCGAAGACTGTCACCAAGAAGCACCTAATGTTGACGATCCTCACGCAATGGATGAATGGATTAAAGACACAAGTGTTTCAACTTATGATACCTTTTGGGAAATTGAAAAAGTAGTGAAAAGTGTCATGGACAAAACCTCAATACATTTTGGGCATAACGGTTTAAATCATTCTACAAGAGAATGGGCGTTCAAAGAGTTTAGAAAGGAATGGAAAAAGGAAAAGGGATATGAGTTATTATAACCAACAATCGATACAGGAGTTTCTAGTAAACTTCGAAAACGGAATGTACAATAATTCGGATAAAGCTACTCAGTGTAATGCTGGATGGTTTGACTGGTTCTGTAACGATTCATCTTTAAAGAACAAGACCTATAGACTAGTACCAAAAATTAAGTCTCTTATTACCTCTAGTAAAATTAATATCTACGAGGACTATGTATTCTTTAGGAACAATTGTCCTTCATTCGGGAGTTTGTATGATGATTTCCGTATATGCGATATAGAGACTGGAGATGTTAAGTACACTATAACTCCTAAAGATACGTGGGAGAAAGGACAAGCAAGTGTATATGGTCGTGATAACAATTTCGAAAAGGCTTTAGTTGTAGGAAATTGGAATGACGTTAAAAAATTCTTTGGTGTAAAGGCTTGACTATGATAGATGCAGAACTTCTAGTGGATACAAAATCTCGTCACTATAGAATGACTCATATAGATTTAAACACGCCTTGTGTTATTAGTGATAAATTGTATACTAAAAAAGTCGGTGATAAACCTCGTGCCGCAAGTCCCGAATATAGAAATGCACTAGCGGAGTTTACTAATACTAATCTGCCCACGGGAAACGACTATCATGCCTGTCATGCTTGTAATGATGGTAGGTGTGTAAATCCACAACATATTTATTGGGGAACTCCCAAAGAAAATCAAGATGATTTGTTGGAATATTTGTCTCGTCTCTGGAAGAAAGATAAGTATATCACTAAGCGAGATATGATTATAATGGTCAAACTGCAAGATTATGATCAACGTGTCGCCTCTGGTGATATTCAAGAGATGCATGAAATAACCAACCCAATAACTGCACGAGACACCGCAAATATAGGGGATACTATTCTTGTTGATATTCCGGAGGGGAAGAGTGCTTACCATAGTCATTACATGATTAGAAGAAATCCTCACCCGAATGCAAAACCTAAAAAGAAAAAAAGTAGTCTTGTATTAAAACCTCACGAAAAGGATGCATTTCATAAGGCATGTATCCATGCTATCTGTTTGTTTTTTGAGAATCATCCACATAAAGAAAGGGGATGGGTCCCTACCGAATTAGCAGAACAATGGTTGTATGCATGGGATAGAGGAGAAGTTAAAACAAAGGAAGATTTTTTCTCTCTCTACAATAATTGGAAACCTGACAATTTAATATTTTTTGCTTGACAAACCTTGTTGGCTGTTGTATAATGGTTACATAAATTGATAAAGAGAGAGAGAAATATGAAAACTAACTATATCGCAATGCGATCTAATCCCGAACTAGTTCACTTCAGAAACTATGTTCTATCATTCTATGCCTATGATGGTCTATACCCTATAGAGGGTCTGTCTGTCGATGCCGTAGAACGTGCTATAATGGAGTATCTAGAGATATGTTCTAGTACCACTCGCCATGAAACTTGGGGTCAGGGTGATTCACTTGACCGTGAACGTGTTCGTGATCTTATTATTGATACAACTTCCAGTAAACTTAAAGTTAGAGAGGCCGCATAATGAAACCAATTACTTATATATCTGATCCAAGCCATTCGTACCTAAAGATTGATGTACGCACTGTAGAGAACCTAGGGTTCATGAACAAGATCTCTGAGTACTCGTTCTTCAATAATAAGTATGTGTGGTTAGAGTGCGACTGTGATTCACAATTATACTTTGATGCTTTAGACGAACGCGGTCTAGCAGAACCTACTATCTATATGGAGACTCTTAATGAACAAGCTCCATTCAGATTATACCCACGGTTCTCTGCGAAGGTTGCGGCATAAAAAATTTTTAAAAACGCTTGACAAAAGTTGCACTGTATATTATAATGGTTACATAAATTGATAAAGAGAGATAAAAATTATGAAAGTTTCGCTGATAAATTCAAGTCCTAAATCGAAAGATAAATTTCCCTCCAAAGGTAATGGAAAAGGAAAGTACAAAGCGAGCATAGTTCCCGAATCACAAGGAATGACTATTTCAAAGGATAATCGCGATGGAACATTTATCCTTATAAAAGATATCGTTTTAAAAACTAAAGATGGGAAATATGTTCCTGGCGACCATCCCACAGCCATTCATCAAAATGTTAGTAGATCTAAGGGTTACAATCCCGATAAGGTAAGAAAATTCGAAGACATTATAAAACGTGGTGAATTTAAACATGGAGATGATGTTCCTCCAGTGGTTGTCAAATTACGTAATGGCAAATACAGACTAGTTTCTGGTCATCATCGTTTTGAAGCACATTATAATGTTGGGTGTGCATATATGTTCGTTATCATAGTGGAGTTTAACGATTGCGAAAACTTCAACGCTGAATATTGGTTATACACGTGGCAAGACATTGAGAATAAAGAAGACAAAAACAAAGTTGACAAAGAAGTTCGAACCGAAGACGATATAATCAGTAATATTCTTCATTGTTGTAGACAAGGTTTAGTAGACGTTACTAATGAAGAGGAGATAAAAACAGTCTTAGTTCATAGAGGTATTTCAAGAAAGAGTAGCAAATTCTTGCCAATGTTACGGACAATTCAAAGAGAAAGTGGAAAATATAAAGGAATTCCTCGCGTATATACAGACGCTGATAAACATTTGGAAGATCATGGATTAGAAAGTGACGTAAATGTTTTAACCCCTGTGATGATGGAAAGTAAAAGTGGAAAGGATTCAGATAGAGATCCAAGATGGATACGCAGAGTTTTAAACCTCTCCAAAGTAATTGATAAGGTTAAACCAATTATTTCTTACTTTCACTGGGATGGATTATTAACTAAAGAAATAATCAAAGTTAGAGAAGTTAAAGATTCACAAATTATGATTCAAGAAGTAGATAAGGCTCTAGACCTTCTATCTTTTATTAAAGATGGTGGACTTAGACGTATTGATCTTCGTTATCTTCCTCAAATTGAAGGGGATGATGAAGATTATGTAAGCGCTGATCCCGAAACTTGGGAAAAGCAAATTCAAGAAATTGAAGGCAAGATAAAAGCTTGGGAAAAAAAGCATTTACTAAGAAAGCGATATCCTAAGAAAAAAATAACAGCGATAGCGGCTTGACAAAAGTTGTTTCATATACTATAATGGTTACATAAGTTAATGGGAAAAAAGAAATGACAAAAAGTAAATCAGAACATGAAAAGAAAGCAAAGGCCTACACAGAACTTGCTTACACTGAAATTGAAGGCTTAGTTAGAGATCACATGGATGATAATGGTCATATTTGTCGTTACAAGATGATGGGGACAACACATGGTTTCTATGATAAAGTTTTTTCTGTTCCTTATTGGCAGGAAGATGATACTGGAATTATGACAGAAAAAGCTAGAAACGCGGTGTGCAATAAAAATAAGTTTGATGAGAAAATCAAAACCACTAAAGATCATTTTATAACTCCACAAACTATCGCTCGTATGATAATAGAAAATTGGGAAGACTTCGAAGGGGGATTAGGGTCTGCTGGATTTTTATTATTCAATGAGATATTTCAATATTGTAGAAAAACAATATTAGTGACAAATAGCGAAAACACTCAACTTTCAAACTTTACTTGTAATAAGGACGGAATTTTTTATTTGGAAATGGGTTTTATGGAACGATACAAACACTTATTCGATTACGTTTTTATTGGTAATGGCACTAAAAGAATGTCTACAGATTATTTGGAAGAGATGTTAGATATTCCACAATATATTTTAGAAAAAGAAAAATATTATTTACGCTTGCCAAAAGTTGCCTAATGTATTATAATGGTTACATAAATTGATAAAGAGAGAGAGAAAAAAGTTATGGCATATGTATCCCAAGAAGACAAAAAGAATCTAGCCCCTGCGATCAAAGCAGTTCTAAAGAAGTATAACGTCAAAGCGTCAATCGCTGTTCGTCATCACTCTACCCTTGTTGTGAATATTAAGTCTAGTCCACTAGATATTATCTCTGCTGTGAATGAGAGTCAACTAGAAAGAACTCGTCTTGACCTAAGGTGTAATGCACACGACTGTAAGACTACTGCTGCTCGACTCGCTGAACAATATGTCCAAGTGAATGAGTACTGGTTAGAAGAGAACTACAAGTCTGACCCCGTTGTGTTGGCATTCCTACTTGAGTTGAAAGAAGCGATGCACGGACCAGACTACTTCTGCGAAGATGATATTCAGACTGACTACTTCCACCGATCACACTATATCGACATCAATGTTGGATCATGGGACAAACCATACATCTGCACTGATAGTCCTCGTGACTGGACTCCAGAGATCGAAGAACTTAACCAACGTGCTGAACAAATTATTGAATCACAAAAGACAGCGATGGCTGCATAGGAGATATATTATGATGAACTTTAAATACACTGAACAAGAACTGGTCTCAAAGATTGTAAGTAACCTAGAGATCGAAAACGATTCCCCACACTATGTGATTGGTTACCTGAGTTCTATGCTGTCGGTAATCGCAGCTAAGTCTCCGATCGCGTTAGACTACATCAGTGAGACTCTTGACTACACGAACCTACCTAATGAGTGAGGTATGGTGCGTCGAGTGGTATGACGATAACGATGAACGTCACATAGAATGGGGCGTTCGAGACCCTGAGAGTCTCCGAAAAAATTTAATTGACCTAGGTATGGACCCCACACGGATCGATATCTATCTCAAAGATGTTTCATAACCTTTCTCTCAAGGAACCTTTGCCCTTCTTCGGAAGGGTTTTTTTTTAATTTATTTTTATAAAACGCTTGACAAAGCCCGTTAAGTGTAGTATAATACTTGTATTGATTATGAGAACTGAGAGAGAATTAATATGACAGATGCGAGGATCGGCAAAGTAATTAACGTTGACGGATTTACTTTGGGTCGATGGGATGATATTTCTCGCACCTTTACCATCGAAAGTTTTATCAATGATGATGGTTTTGTTTCTGATATCGTAACAACATGTGGTCATATCATTGAAGGTAGCGGTAACAGAAACGTTCGTAAGATCTCAAGTAATCGCAGAATAATGACTGAATCAAGAGTTGAATGGGAGAGAAAATAATGAATAACGAAAACTGGACAGACAACACCGAAGCTTGGGAAGATGCTACCTTCCTCACACAGGAAGAGTACGACGCCATCAAGATTGATCCGTCCAAACCAATTGACATACGAGAGGTATAATAATGAATCATGGTAGAGTTAATCTAGTAATACACACACAGAATTGGGAAAACTATGGCGCCCACGATTGGGACGGTCAAGGCGAATGCCCACAGTGTTGGAAGGCTAAGGGTGGCGACACTTATGTGTACGAGTTCGAGTTCGAGGACCACACTTCAGTTCGATACATGATGGAGTCTATCACTCCGCTTATCGAGTCTGCTAATGATTATGCAGAGAATAAAGTTATTGATTGGTCTATCGAAGACGTGGATACCGTCGCGTGGGATTCGTGGGATAAACCACACTACCTAACAAAAAACTTCTATGGTAACTACATCGCTACTCGCGAGTTGTTGTTCCCTGAAGGCGTTACAGAATCTTTTGTAATGGGTCGACAACGTGAACGTCTAGAGTATCATCGCACTGCTGCCTAGACGTGGAAACTTTCTCCGCAACCACATTCATCTTTGACGTTAGGGTTTCTAAACTGGAACCCTTCGTTCAATCCCTCTCTAACATAATCTAACTCAGTCCCGTCTAGGTAGATCAAACTCTTAGGGTCAATCACTAACATAACATCGCCACATTGCATGACAACATCACCCCCCTCTGGAGTATCAACAAACTCTAATAGATAAGACAAACCAGAACACCCATTAGTACGTACACCCAACCTAACACCAACACCCGTAGAACGATGCTCCAAATGTTTTACCATTTGTTGTTCCGCAGCTGATGTCATAGTAATCATTTCTTTCTCTTCTCTCGCACATCCTTGACAGCAGTCTTAATAGCATCCTCTGCCAACACCGAACAGTGTATCTTCACGGGCGGTAATGCCAACTCCTCTGCCAGTTCGGTATTCTTTATTTGTTCTGCATCGTCTATATGTCTCCCCTTAACCCATTCCGTTAGGAGAGAACTAGATGCAATCGCTGAACCACACCCATAGGTCTTGAACTTAGCATCCTCTATGATACCATCATCACTCACCTGTATCTGTAGTCGCATCACATCACCACAGGCTGGTGCACCTACCATCCCTGTCCCTACGTTGATTGACTTCTCGTCCAACACACCTACGTTCCTAGGGTTCTCGTAGTGGTCGATTACTTTGTCACTATACGCCATTAGGTATCCTTCTCTCTACATCACAATATTAGAAATATTTCCATTGGAATTTCGTATATCCTAATTTTATTATGTTTTTTGATTATTTTTGTGTGTTTTTGGAGTGTTTCTTCTTACTTTGAAGGGATTTTCAGAGTTTTTGTTGCCATATTTCAGGGTGTGTCTATCATACCTCTATTGTGGTTTATCGGTAACTCCAGCAGAAGAACCACTTTTTATCTTATGTTTATGATCATTAAGTGATATTCCTTCATCAGTTTCTACGTCATCCCCCACAGTAATTCCACCATCCACACGTAAATTTCCGGTCATTTTTACCTCCGAACAATCTATAGTAGTATCTCCACCATCGACTATTATCATGACATTACCAGATACACGAAGTTTATCATCTCCAGCCACCAAAGTATAATTATCTTTGACTATTTCAGTTACTCTCGAACCATCATGTTGCATCTCGTAGTACGTACCCGACTTATGTTGTTCACGAATGCGTTCCTTGCCTTCAGTATCATCCCACTCTTTGTAGTGTCCACTCTCTGTCTCATAGACTTTGTTTTGAGGATAGTTCTCTTCCGCCTTGGAGTTTGCATCTCCTTCCTTGGGTACAGTACCAATCACCATAGGCAACTGAGAGTTCTGACCATCCAAGAACATACCGAACACCTGTGAACCTACAAGGATACCTAGGTTCTGTCCCTTACCTTTGTGGATACCTTGAGTGATTGGTACAACGATCTGAGCCCAAGGTAGATCTTCGTCGGCGATATCGTCGTAAACCCCGAAAACTCTAACCTTCACGCGACCGAGTTTCAGGGGATCGTCCTTCACATTAACAACTTCACCAAGGAACCAACGTGTCTGGTCACCATAGAAATCAACAAAAGTATTGGGTATCATTTTACATCACCATTGTCAAGTTTAACGCATGATAGTGAGACCGTATAGGACTCTCTACTAATATTATGTTTGGCTGAGAATATGAGGAAGTCACCGGACTTCTTATTATCAAAGAAATAGTCAGTGTCTTCGGGTGCCATGTTTCTCAGGAATCGTGTGGTTAATTTCCTACCGATAGTGTAGTTACTGTCACCCCCAAGTAGATCTGTACCATTGACAGTGATTTCGATAGAGTTCTTTTTAAGCAGTTGATCCAGAGCCTTATTGATAATGTTTGACTTATAATACTCTTTACTATCGCTCTGCATATAAGAGTTCATGGAGTATGCCTGAGTACTACCAATCATAGAAATACTTCGAGACTGATACTTATTGAAAGACTTTCCGTCGTGTTTATAAACTTCATCGTATACCAGAGATTCCACATTAAGATCTCCTTTTATCTTCTTTATAACATCAGTCTGAACATCAAATGTAAATTTATTATTATCATTCTCTGTGGGGTCAATGAATCTATACTCAGCACCAATAAGCCCTTTGCGTATTAAAGATAAGAGATCCTCATTGTCCGACGACTTATATTGTAAAATAGTTCTTCTGTTTTTAGTTGAAATTGTAGAACCTGTAGAAGCACTAGACTTTGAATAAGTGTAAGGGTGATTCGGATTCATTGAACCTTCTTGCAACATAGTCTTTAAATCAATAAAAGTTAGGTAATCATCTGCTATAGTCGAGTATAGGTAAAAGGGGTAACCATCACTGGTACATGTCCTGTTTTTAATCCAAGACATAGCTTCAATTGCATTTAGATTTGGAATAATGACCTTCATATTTTGTTGTGACTGACTAGGCACCAAGATCTCTTTGTTACCAAGAGAATTTTTGGATATCTTTTGTATTATTTTTTCGGGATTACCAGAGTAAGATTTATTGATATTGCTAAGACTTGCCGTGTATGCAATGTCTTCCAGAAGATGGAATATGAAGAACTCTGAGTTCTCATTAGATTTACTAGAACTAACAATTTTGTCTATGTAGAATGTTTTAGACACCTCTATCGTGTCCGGTCTGGTTAGTTGTAAGGTTATGGTTACCTTCTCGCCACCGGAAATATCAGTGGTAGAAACTAAATCATTGGTATCAGCAAAAGCTAACAAGGCAGTGAGATAAGGTTTGTCGATATGTTCAAAAATCTGTATCTCCACTGTCATATCAGTAATATCGACAGGATTCTTTCCCATTTTATCAGATTCGATGACAATAGATTTGAATTCTATAGGATCTACAGTCTCGATAGCACTAAGATTTGCTTCACTCATTATAAAATTACCTTATGGCATCTCTGAATGCATTGACAACCGTATTAATATTTCTTGGTTTTATTACTCTTATCTGTTTTAGTTTATCATTCTCACTGATATAAAAATTCGAATTAGTAACTTTGACATGATCAACAGGCACGGGTAGATATGGATTTACGTCAACTATTTCTCCGTTTAACGTATAATGATGAGCAGCAAGATGTTCACTTTCTATAGAGAAGAAAGAGTAAGTTAAATTGTTTTCAACTAATTTTATCAATTGATCTGTCGCAAATGATTCATTCGAATCCACAGTTACCTGACCGAGATCCAAGTTTATGTGTAGTATAGTAGCTTTAGATCCAGAAGTATACCCCTCTATCTCTTGACCTACATGCAATTTTGATGGTGTATTGGTGATGAATCGGAATGTTTGATTAGGGTGATCCCTCTTAACTTTAGTCATTACCTCTTCTTGAGACATAGGCCAACCCTGTTCCCTCAGTTTTGGGTTCATAAGATAAAATACCCAATAAAGTTGAGGATTATCATACATTTTATATGCGATATGATCAGGTCTCTCACCATTTTTTATATAATAATCTTGATAAAAACTCGAAGATAATCTAATTTCGTCGATGACTTCAGCGTACACAGACAGATTAGTCATTACCACAGGTTCTGCTTGAAATAGATAACCTACTTTCGGGAAATTTTTAAAATATGCCATCAGAAACCCTCCTTAATCTTTGTTCTGTTCAAGGTAGTCTCTTCTGTGAATGTAAGACTCAGATCAATCTCTACAGGTCTGCCATCAGAATGAAAGGACATTGAAGATGCGTTATAGTTTGTGTTTATAGTTGTTAGATATGAACCCAATATTCTATGACCAATTGTTACCATTTTTCCGGTTTCGTCAGTAGACTCTATTGCAATATTGAAAGGGTTGGGAAATTTAAAACCAGCACCTATGGACTCTCCCAATGTTATACTCTCAGGATAAGAATAATATCTAAATCGTTTTATTATATTTTCTACCATCACAGCTTCCTGTTTGGACTTAGCTATGAATTTAAATTGAAATTGAAATTGTCTAACACCGACACCTTTAAATAGTGTCCTTATATTTGGGTCAGCAGTAACTCTTAAAGCCGCAGAAGCACCTAAACTAACCTCTGCCGGACCTTTACTTGCTAGTTTCGTCATCCCTAAAGATGCGAGATCGCCACCTTCAGCAGTAGAAAATGAACTTATCAGATCCATTATTCCCGTTTTTGTAGAGGACGCCAAATCAGAACCACTATTTATTGCTGATTGTACGGAAGCTCCCAGAACACCTAATTGAGGACTTTCATAGTTTAATGTGTCAGTAGAAGCGAATCCTACAGGTAAGTATATGCTTATAGATTTTCCTGTTAATTTTCTAGTATTAGGGTCAAATCCCGTTCCCTTTTCTCGTGTAATGTCCTTTCCATCAGAACCTTTAACAATTTTTACTTTAGAATCATCTAATATTGACGTAAAATCTTCAGCAATACCGGACAAAAAACCAAGAATCCTATTGTTATTGTCATCTGATGATGAGGCCTCCTTACCTCTTTGGACAATGCTACTACTAACTTGTTTCAAAGCATCACCAGCAGAGGTATTTCCTGATACTTGTGGAGGAACAATTTCTCCTATCATAAAAACAACCCTAGAGCTGTATTGAGAACCTTCATCTATGGGATATGATAAAGGTCCTGAAATTTCATCGTCAGAAAATTTTTCTTCAACTTCTTCCTTTTGTCCGTTTTCATCTCCAGAAGTATTTACTGTATCGCTCATTTTACTACTCTTTGTGGGTTATAAATATTATAATACTATTTATACACAATTTATGATGAAAACATATAAAGGTAGATACAAACCACTAAACCCCAAAAAATATGCTGGTAATTCAGATGATATTGTGTATCGCAGTATGTGGGAACGTCATGTAATGAAATGGTGCGACAGCAATAGTTCTGTCGTCCAATGGGTATCTGAAGAACTCATCATCCCATATATATGCGAGACCGACAAACAGATGCATCGGTATTACACCGATTTTGTTATAAAATATGACACTGGTCGTACTGTCGTAGTTGAAGTAAAGCCATTCAAAGAAACACAAAAACCCGAAAGTAGTCGAGGTAAGACCCGTCAGAGACTATTGAGTGAGGGTCTAACATACGTTAAGAATCAATCTAAGTGGAAGACTGCAAGAGAGTATTGTCTGGACCGAGGATGGCACTTTGAAGTGTGGACCGAGAAGGAACTAACTGCGATGGGTATCATGCCCAAATCTACGCAGAGGCCTAAGACCAAGAAAATCATTAAACCCCTATCACCATTTCGCAAGAAGAAAAAGAAATAACACATTATCTTAATATTCTTATAAATAGAACTATAGATTTTAAGAGAGTTATATAGTGTCAAATATATTCAACAGGTTAGAACTTCAAGCGTTCAAGGCGGGCATAACTCCCCGTACCAGAGAATCTCGTGCTTGGTTTCAAAAGAAGGCTAAGAACCTTCGTAGTATCAACCGAGAAGCGTTGATGAAAGAAGAACCTTTGAAAAGAACCAGTAATGAGATTGTGGGTAGTATGTACATGTTTCAATACGATCCCAAGCATAAGGATACTCTTCCGTATTACGATCTGTTCCCCTTGGTTGTTGTCATTGGCCCGGCGGAGGGTGGTTTTTTAGGTTTGAACCTACATTACTTACCGCCTATACTACGTGCAAAGATGTTAGATGGATTGATGGGTATTACCACTAACAAGGCATTCAATAGCACCACACGGTTCAAGGCGCAGTATTCTCTTTTACAAAGTTCTTCTAAGTTGAAGTATTATAAACCATGTGTAAAACATTACCTGAATAAACAGGTAAAATCGCAGTTCGCATTAGTGCCTGCACCTGAGTGGGAAATCGCAACATTTCTACCAACCGCAGACTTCCGTAAAGCGAACAACTTCAAAGTATATAACGACTCTCAAAAGATGGTGGGTTAATAAATGGCTGGAATAGAACAACTAAAAGGTGCACTAATATCCAAAAATGGAATTGCTGTGACCAATCAGTATTCGGTAGAGATGCCCACGACAGTAGGAATAAATAACAAATCCAAACTATCAGGTTTGGACCCAAGAGATGCTAATATTCTATGTAAGAATGTATCCATGCCTGGCAAACAAATACTCACCTTAGATCGGCAAATGGGACTATTTAACGAAAAGGTAGTTAATGGTTTTGCGGTAGACGATGTCAGCATGACATTTTATGCGTTGAATGACTATGGAATAAAGAAATATTTTGACTCTTGGAGAAGAGTTATGGTAGGAGAAGAAAGATTATCAGATGCGGCATTGCAATCTAAAGAAGCTTCTACAGACACAGAACAAACACCAGAGTCCATAGAAAATGAAAAAAGAAAGACCGAGGAAATAGGAAATACTAGAAACCCATTAAGAAAAGGAACAGTAGCATACAAAAATGATTATGTATCTCCGATCAAAATCCACCAATTAAGAAAACCTATTATGAGAGTGGGTTTTGATCTAGGACCTTTAAGTATAGATTTTGATTTGTTGGGAGCATCAATATACAGCGTAGAACTTGTAGATGCCTTTCCGACAACTATAAGTAGTATCGAGCTATCAAATGATGCGGATGGATTAGTAGAAGTTAGTGTACAATTTTCATACACAAACTGGAGAGTGATCAAAGATGAAAGAGGTCTATTCTCTCCTAAAATAAGTCTATCCGGTGGAATAATTTAAATTATATAGGATTTATAAAATGGCATTACCAAAGTTAAACTCAACACCCACATATGAAATGACAATACCTTCGTCAGGACAGAAGGTTATTTACAGACCATTCCTAGTTAAGGAACAAAAGAATTTACTCATAGCTTTTGAGTCACAGAATAGAGGAGATCTATTAAGATCTATAGTCAATACAATTAATATCTGTGTTGAGGATAAAATTGAGGAGACTCTATCAACATTTGATGTTGATTATATGTTTACTAAAATTCGTTCTAAATCTGTAGGAGAAGTTTCTACGGTGTTGATGAAATGTGAAGAGTGTGAGACTGATAATGAAGTAAATATTGATCTGGACGAAGTTGAAGTTGTTGGTGATATGCCCGACATGACTATAGCTGTAACAGACGATATTGTTGTAAAGATGAAGTTTCCCACATATGAAGATTTTTTATCAAATCAAGAACTATTAGATAGTAATACTGCAACAGAAGCTTTACTTCATCTGGTCGTTAGTTGTATGGATTCTGTATTAACAGATGATGAAAGAATCTCTATAAAAGATGAACCCCAAGAAGAAATTATAAACTTCTTAGAATCTATGACAACGGATCAATTCGAAAAGATATCACAGTTTGCTGTTTCCATACCAACCTTATCAAAGGATGTGGAATTCAAATGTGAATCTTGTAATCATAATAATAAGAAAACATTAAGAGGCATGGACGATTTTTTTTGATAAATCTCTCTCACGACACTTTGACTAATTATTATCAGGTAAATTTCCAACTGTTAAATAATTTTAATTACTCGTTGAACGAAGTGGAAGGAATGATACCTTGGGAGAGAGAGATTTACCTAACAATGTTGATGGACGATATCAACGAAAAAAATCAAAGGGCCAAGCAACAAGGATAAGAAATGAGCCTTAAAAAAATAGCACAACAACTAGAATCCCAGAAGATCACTACTGATAAGATGCTAGAAAAGGTAGGCACCATAGACATGGGCATACACATTATATCCGGTCGTGTACGTGATTCTGCTGTTCGATCCATATTCGCCAATGATTTAATCAAATCAATAGAAAAAAGTAATCGTGGTATACTAAAGGCAATAAGAGGATTTCAAGAAGGTAAAGAAACTGGAGATGATCTAGAAGAAAAGAAAGATAGGGAAACTTTCGAGAGTAGGTTACTCAAGGCTATAGAAGGAATTCAAGGCGGAGGAAAGGTTTCAAACAAGACCGTAGATAAATCGAAAACTGTTAATAATTCGGGCGGTTTTGGATCTAGTGTTGGAGCTGGAGTGGGTGCTGGTCTTGGATTTGCCATGAAAGGATTGGGTGCAGTCGCAACACTTGGTGCATTAGGTTTTGGTATTGGTGCATTTTTCACTGGATTGTCCCTTGGTGATAAAGCTCAAGCTATGATTGGTACAGATATGTCATCAACCAAAAAGAGTATGATCACTCTTGGGGAAGCCTTTGCAGAAACTCCCACGGAAGGTTTACTCAAAATGGGCGCAGTTGCTGCAATAGGAGCAAAGTTTGGTAGTATGAAAGGGGCTCTTAAAATGGGATTCTTTGGTGCTGGTTTGAGTGCGTTCTTCGGTGGTTTAGCGTTAGGCGATAAAGGGATGTCTATGTTAAATACAGACGGATCTTCTTTAGCGAAAATTATGACCAGTTTAGGTCAAGGATTAAATGCTTTTGATGCAAAATCTTTGGTAGCATTGGGTGGTTTACTGGCACTCGGAACTGCATTTGGAAGTGCCGCGGCAATAGGACTACCTTTATTTGGAGTTGGTTTAGCTGGATTTTTAACAGCATTAGTTGGTGTAACAGACGTAATGGCAGCGTTGGGAGCTGATGGTACTGGTCTTAAAGATATACTAACCAATATGGCGACGGGTCTCGGAGCATTAGCTGGTATAAATGGTGAGAATTTATCCTCTGTAGCAGATAGTATGGGAGCTGTCGGTTTAGGAATGGTTGCACTCATGGGCGCCAAAGGCATCACTAAAGTCATAGATTTTGTGACGGGACTGTTTGGATCCTCAGATGACGATGATGTATTTACACAAGTGTATAAAGGATTGCAACCGCTATCTACTCTAAATGCAGATAATCTAAATGGTTTAAAAGATATATCAAAAACTATCTCAGGTTTGACCTCCTCGTTAGAAGGATTGTCCGATGTGGATTATGGTGATGTAAAGGATTCGGTAAAAGATTTAGGTAAAACACTTGGTTTCACCATTCCTATGTTAGAAGCTGCCAAAAAGGGTGGTAAGTTTGGTCAAGAAATATTTGATGGTTATCCAAGTCTAGATTTTGGTTCAGGACTAGACTCATTTTCGGCAGAAGATATAAAGAAAATTAGTGTGGTGTCATCCATAGCTAAACCAGTCCCCACACAAGCACCAAGAATGAAAGAAGGTGCTGATACCGCCAGTCAAATTGCCGCAAATAAAACTGGAGGAAACGCAGTATTCGCACCCTCCAATAATTCCACAAACAATACTAATAACAATAGTACTAGTTTTGTGAGTAATGGTTTATCTTCACACGATTCTATGGACCCATTTATGGGAACAAGAACTGCATAAAAAAAGGGACTCTTTCGAGTCCCTCTTCGTAACACATGACACCGAAAATTAATCTTCAGCGGCCATCTTAGCAAAGTAAGATAGAGTGTCTTCCTCATCAGAGGCAGACTGAATCTCTGGTGTGGGTGCTTCAACAATAGTAGGTTCTCCTACTGCTTTAAGAGGAGCAGACTCAGCGGACTGACTCAAGGACTCATTCTTAACAGTTGAACCAACACCAGTAGACAGCCCAAGGACCATCTCTAGTTTTTGCTTTAACTCATCATAAGACTTATACTGACTAGAATCTGCATATTCTGAGATTTCGTGCATAGAGTTGTATGCAGTCGTAAGTGCAGTCTCATTACCTTCTAATAATGCAGAAGGAGACTTGAACTCTGATTTGTCATAGTTACGATAACCGGCAACATTCCGAATCTTAAGTTCAAAGTTTGCACCACTCTCATGGTCAAATGGGTTTACTGGAGTTTCGCCAGGGAATTCTGGTTGCATCAAATCCATAATCTTATCAAAGATCTTCTTACCATACTGGTACATAAAGACCTTTCCATTGTTAGATGGGTTTGAAGGATCATTCAACACCAATATGTTAGAGACGTAGTGTAACCGACGCTTTTGTTTACGAGCAGTTTCCTTATCCTCCTCAATACCTGAGTTCCATAGTCGTGAGTTTAACTCACCTACAGGATCATTCTGACCAATACTGGTCAAAGACTTTTCGATATACCACTTACCAGTTGGTCCCTTAAAACCGTGATCCCAGTATCGAACCCAAGGGAGCTCCATACCTTCCATCGCAGGCAAGAAACGAATAACAGCATAGCCATTACCAGAATCATCTACAGTGGGTTTCCAGATACGGTCGTCTTGGTACTTATTGGTTTGTTGAGTTGCGCCAGACGCTTCGTTTGCGGCACTGACGAGTTTTGAGATGTCCATAGAATTGGACTTTAGACTTGCAAAAGACATATATATTTCCTTAGTATTAACAGTGTATTAAATTGTATTGTGGTTTATTATACCACACATCGTATGTTTTGTAAACTATTATTTGGCGTTTACTACTATATTTATACATCTAATGTATTCATCTTTGGCAAGAAATTCAAAGATCTTGCCTCAGCTTCAACATTTTCGAGAATAGCTTTATTGAGGTACCGTTTGACATCTTCGGGTTCAATATTGTTTTTCTCACATACGTGTAATATAGCATCCATGTAACTAAGTCTCTTTGTGAAAACTGTGGTCTCTATAAGTTTACTAAACGCTTTCTTGTTCAGAAACTTGTTTTCGTCCTCGGTTCCTTTCGAGACTTCTACTTCTTTTATACTCATCATCCATCTCCTTTGTCCAGACTTGTCCACCAAGATCAGGGTAATAAAATCCTACTGTTCTTTTAGGAAATCCATCTGGATGGTATGCTAGGGTACGGACTACAGTATTCATGCGACCTTCACGGTGTCGACCATAACGAGAGTCATGGTAGATACCACTCGCAATATACTTCTTAAGATTAGAAAGGTAAACTTCCAGATTAATATATTCTGCACGTTCTTTTCTGTCCTTGGATGTTTTCTTAGCCTTAGTTGATTTCAACTCAGTCTGTATTTCCGTTATCCAACCCTTCACCTTCTTCCAATGTATAGGACTATCCTTATCCATGTCACGAAGATTTTCATGTACTGACTTAGATCCATCGTGACCCCGAGCTTCACGTGCTTTTGCAAGTCTCTCGACCGCAGCTGCACGTTGTTCTTCTGTCATTGGTTTTCTAGGCATCTTATAGAGTCCAACTTAGGGTTCTACTACTAAACTCTAGGACAGAGTTTAATCTAAACGAACGCCACCCTTCAGCATTCGTATCATAACAACGGACAACCTCACGATTGACCTTTGTCTTTCCATTAGGATCAACTTCCTGTTTTCCGATAACAGACTCTTCTAGAGTACAAGTCATGTCACGGAAATCTCCATTGACCTTCATGAATTTCACGTTAGCACTACCACTTTGTAACGCACGTACAACATCATCATATAATTCAATCATATCAGATCTCCAATTAAAATCTATCGTATTCTTCATCTTCTTCGGAAGAAGTTTTAACTTCTCCACCCGAATGTATGAATTTAAGAAAATCATCACTATTATCTAACATAATGATTACCATCTCAAGAGATTTAATTAGTTCTTCGATATTCTTTATGACATTTTCTTCTTTATCTTCTTTTTCCGACTCTTTAGCATAATCTTTTAATACATCAAGATATACCATTCGAATAAATTCACGAGATATTAGGTCAACATCATTACGTGGGTAGTTACCCAAATCAATAAGATTATCCATCTTAATTCCATTCCTCTTTTACATTTGCATTGTAAATATCACCGTAATGAGCTTTAGCATATTCATCAGCGTCACTCCAAGATATTCGCTCTTTATGATCTTGACGATCAATTCGTATAACTTCTTCCGTTAGTTTTTTAGAACTATTTTTCAAATTACGACCTTTCTGCACTTTTTTAGCTGCTCGTCGTATCATAGCGTATCGTTCTTCCTTACTAATAGTTGCTGTCATATTATTCTCACTTTATCCATATTAAAATTTATGTCGATTCCATACCAATATATAGGAATCTTCGTATATCGACATATGTTACACATTATAACACAATAAAACATTATTGTCAAGTGTTTTATTTGTAGTCTCCCGTTTTTTTAGCTTCTTTCTTCTTGTCAGTATGAGTAGAAGGACGATTAAACTTTTCCATATTCTTAGCCACGGGGTTACCAAAGTCAAAGTCCTTTATCGTGTTCTTTCGACCACTCCTTTTAGATTGAGAACGTCCCATACTACCTCCTCATACTCGCGTGGTCTTTAGCTTCCTGATCGTTTATAATAGGAACCATATTAGATTTGTGCATGGTACTGATACCTTTAACAAGAGTACCAGTATAGACTGATCTCTCTTCCTTTGTGGTATGTACAGTGCCACAATCCACAGATTGGTACACTGGTGTGGGCCTACGATAAGGTTCGTTTACCACTTCCATAGGAACAAATTTGGGGGTGGGTTTCTTCTTAGTAGTCCAAGCATTAAAGGATTTCTTTCGACCACTAGGGTAACATCTCATATTTCCATATTGCATATATACGCTCCCATTTAAATAATAAGTACATTATACACGCATAAACAACAAAAGTCAAGGTTTAATTTGTATAAATATACGCATGACAGAACAATTATTTGACTTTGGTTTCACACTAGTAAACGAGGAAGAACTTGAGGCGGTGCAACACGCTTCTTCTAAGTTGGAATCCGTTTCTTCTACTGTGGACGCTACACAAGATCGGTTAGACAGTTTGTTTAATGCGATCCAACCTCTTCTCAATAATCTAAAACAGAACCCTGAGAAGGAATATATTTTATGGCCTAATCGATTAAACAAAATCGAAGAATTTGAAAACTATATCCAAAATATCTACAAGGGAAATTAATAAATGTTTTTCAATACAAAAGACGAAACAATTTTAAGAGAGACCAACGAGAACGGTCCGGTCTATCAGTATGTTATGGGACATGAAAAGGAGGATATGTCAATAAGATTAAATGACCTGATAAACAAAAATATAAAAACTAACAAGGTCTATCTTCGTCATTCTTCTCGTCAAGTAAATACGGTGGAAGAAGCTATATCTAAAGGTCCAATGTACTGTAACTTTTTAAAAACTAAAGGTTATAAAAATATTCTTTTTGTGGGACATTTTAATAATAATCAGACATCTTGGTTTATGCCTTTCGATGCCGATAGGAATGTAGATCTAATGCCTCCAGAAAGAGCTCATTTAGATCAGGTATCAGATCCCAATATAGTATTACAGTTTATTCCTATGATATGGAAAATGTTTGGATACAAAGGAGAAATAAAGGTCTGTAGTCCTTCAGAAAGTCGTCACAGAGGAATAATGCATTCTTTATATAGGAACAACGGACTAAAGGATTATATTATAAAAAGTAACAAACAATATCGTCACGGTATGGATAAGTTTGAGTGGAATGTATCTTTATCTGAAGGACAGGAAAAGTTTGACGCTGTAGTTTTCTTGGGTGTTCCTAAGAATGATGGAGCTTTCGCAGAGATTGCGGTAAAAGAATGTTTTTCTCCGATATGTACTCCGGATTTTGATTTAGTAGATATGTACTATAATCAGGGAGATTCTGAGAAATTTGTTCTGGCTAGAAAGAAAGACAACACAGAATCCCTGACTACAGTCTTCTCAAATCGTAGCGAATGGGACTCTGATATAAAATCTTCTGGTGGTAGACCGGAAGAGTATATGTTAATGGATCGTATTATTTCAGTATATTAATGCTAAAATAAAAGCGACTGCACACCAAATTAGGACGTTTGGTTTATATAGCCAAACGTTCTTAAAGTCGTGTAAAGTATATTCAATAAAACTCTTCACTTTAGGCAGATTATCTTCTGCAAATTCTTTCATAATATCAATCATTTTTATCCTCTTTAGTAGCAATTACTTTCACGTTTTTTCCAATAGGAAACTTTATTTTATCATGTCTGTGATAAATTGTAAAGCTTATTTCTGAAAATTCTTTAAAAAAGTTTGACCAGATAGGTCTCCAGTTTGTGGCGAGTCTGTGAGTGTTTAAAGAACTTCTATCGGACTCTAATACCAGATCTGTACAACTTCTTAGATTTAGATCAAACATAGAATCAAATCCATATAGATGTACCTCGGTTGCTCGCATCTTTCTACAGGCATAATCTACTGCCATATGACCACAACTATAGTTGGTCGCTGCCTGAGATTTAGCGTGACCCGGCAGTTGTGCATATGGAGGAACATGTGTCCAAAATCCTTTAATATTCTGAGAGTATTTTAAGTAGAATGTTGGATTTTGTTCCATCCACCTTCTAGGTCTGTTCCCTAATATCCAATCATACATTCCTAGATTCACACTACCCTCTTGCAAGGCAGCCATCATCTTAAAGTCTACCATGCAACTAGCGTATACTTCTTGTTTAGTTAACTGCATTGGAGGCATATTACATACTAACAATTTACCTTCAGTCCCTCTCTGAAAGATATCCGCCCAATCACCATTACCTAAAACATTAACTCTCATTACAGACCCATCTTCTCAGCTAACATGGTATATTCTCCGTCTTCGCATTTTGGAAGACCGAGTTTCTCCATCAATAAATCTCTATTTACCAGATGTTCATCTTCGATGTCATCCTTAGATTGACCAAAATATGCGACAGCATAGTGATCTCGTATCATAATATTGTTTACTGTCATTTCTGAATCAGTTTCGTGATCGTAGACAACAAATTCTCCGAGGACTCTTCCGTACTTTCCTTTGTTGTCCAGTCTAGTGCGGAGTGTGCATTTCTCCCCCAATTTCTCTGTAAGAAACTTTGATGCAGTCTTTCCAAAGATTTTCTCGATAGGATCTCTCGTGCGCGACTCAGGAGTATCGATACCATATAACCTAACGCGTTGATTAGCAAAAACGACACCAAAACCAAGATTAATGTCAACATCCACAGTATCACCGTCAACGACTCTAATAATTTTCGCACTGTATTCATACATTATTATTCTCCACCTTCTTCTATGTTGTCATCAATAGTGACATTTCTATAATATACAATCACTTCTCCGAGCTCTCGTATGTATCTTCTTAATTCTTGTGTATTGGTTGACATCATTTTATAGTCTCCAACCGTCATAGCGACAAACACAACTTTACCATCATTCTTATCTTTCATCTCGTCTAAGAATCTATCTAAGTATGTATAACCCACAGGCCAACTGGGATTTTCTCTCTCATCCATGTCACAATCTTTCGGTCTTTTAAATCTCTCGTTACCCTTATCATCAAATCTCTTTGGATCAAATGATAATGTAGCTTTACAAGGATTCGCAACAACAACCTCAGATACAACATACCACTTGGGATTTTCCAATTGAATTGGTCTCGGTAGTGTCGGTTGTATTATCTCAATCTTTACAGGTTTTGTTATAACCTGAATTTCTTTCTCCCCAAACATATTTTGGAGAGTACTACAACCACTAAGGAGTGTCAGGAGCGTCAAGCTCACTAATTTTTTTACTGTCATTCTCTATATCCCCGAATACTTCTGCTGTTCCATTGTTAAATCTTATCTCCATAAGACCAGGCTTTACCTGTGAAAGTTTATCAAAATTATGTCTCGAAAATATAGCAAGATACTGATCTTTCTCCTGTTCTATTTGGCTATAATTTCTTTGTAGGTTTGTGAGAGATTCTCCCTGTTTCTCATAGGACCTTTGGAGAACATTTATAGTTTCTTTTTGTTCTTCGAATGCAGTTTCTAATTTTACTGCGTTTTCTTTTAATGTTTCATTCTCAGAATACAACCACCAAGACCCAAGTCCGAGAATCAGTATTATCCCTATGAATAGTTGGTTGAACATGATTTATTTTCCTTTCCAATTCTTCGATTATTCTGTAGTACTATATTGTAAGCTCTTGTTGCTTTGTCAGTTGTCATCATTAATGCTTCTATGGTCTTTCTTTGTGTCCCCATAGTCTTTTCTTGAATAGAGATTTTCTCTTCTAATGTTTCTATTTTATATTGAGAATACTTGTAATGAATACCAAAACAAACGCATATAAAAATACAAAATAACACAGAATACTTACTCATGACATCATACTCCTAATTTTATCATTACCCTTACTTCCGGTGTGATGGATAATAAGAGGGTTTTTAACCTCTATACCGTCCACATAATCCAATCTAAGAGAGTTAAACTTATGGGGTAAGGGTTCTATAACCCCTATCTTCTCTATTTCCGACATAGAGTAATGTAGGACTTGTTGATCACTCTCGACGGGGTTTTTTTCACAAGCCAATACCCAATTTCTCAGATTCCAATTTCTGTTGGTAAGTACAACACCACTATTGTACCAAGGTCCATTATCGGGTCTTCTTTTGGACCAAGGTCGATCATGTACCATACCAATCTTATCCTCTACGTAGTAGTCAAATATAGAACTTATATCAGAAACAACTTCACAATCAGTATCTAACCAACAAACTAGTTTGTTTGGATATGTTGCCTCGTATATAGTCCTAGGTTTTTTGAACCAACCCTTCAGACCCTTTCCAACTTGATCTACTTTGTATGGAATATACACATCAACGTCGATGGACGAAAGGTGATCCAACATTTCTTCGGACATACCAAAATTAGCTACTCTTATGGGAGTACTATTGTTTCTAAAATAATTATTTAGAAACCAAGGTAGTTGCCATTCTGTATTTCTATCGCAACCTGTAAGAAATATATTATTCATACATCTATATACACATAGAATAAATATTACTATTCTACAGATAATAAAAAGGACAGACGAAAATATCCACCTGTCCTTTGTAATTGTTATTCATAATATAAAATTCATTTTTAGTTTTAACTTAAATTAATTTTTATACGTTCTATCTGTAATGGCGTGAAAATATTCTCAGAAATTCCGACACTATCACTAGAAAATACAGATATATCCTTTCTAAAACTTTTAATATTAGACGAGTTAATTATAAAATCAACTACAGCTAGATCTACACTGTCGTTATTTAGTTCCCCTATGCATCTATGAAGTATTTTTGTAATAACTGATTCTGGATTTTCTGTTAAATTTTCATAATAAAATACATCACAAAAATCAATATCTTTAATACTATCGTCAAAATCTCTTATTGATTTTGTCATATAATCCTCAGACAAAAAGTGTTCTAAGGGAAGATCTCCATGATTTTCTGTGTATTTAATGTACCTAGAAGCAAGACAATCGACAGGATCTCTTTTGATAAGAAACTTTTGTTCGGGACAAACCTTCATTAAAGTGTCTATATTAGTAAAAGAATCATTACCATCAAAGTTTAAGTGCGTAGGAACTAGAGGATGGAATCCATAGTCACTACTATTGAAAGCAGCTTCTACTGAAGATTTACCTGTAACTCTGTACTTTTCAATAATGTACTGACCGACCAAAGAAGCAACCAAAAAGGCGCCTCCTTCTGGATAACTTACAGCAAATCTTGAACGCTGTTCTTGTGTTTTCATAGAATTTTCCTCGTTAGTTCTTCTACGTTTGCCCTTTAAGAAAGGTATTTTCTAATACTATTTATAAAAATAACCAACTATATATCAACATTTTCACAAGTTTTCTGGGTTTTGGAAATCTTTTAAATCAAATTCTGTTCCATGCATTTTCATAAGATCTCTCTCATGGTTAGTATACACTAAAACTTCTGGATCGTCAATTAAGAAATCACAGTTTTTACAGAAGTCTGGGTAGTTTCCGGAAGTATGTTGTTCTCTAAGTTCAGTATATTGAGGACCATTCCATATCTCTTCTATAGTGTTGTCTTCCATATGTCCCAATACAGCCTCAGTATCTCTACCAAGAACTTGACAACAAGGATGAACCGCACCCTTCTTACCATCCAATCCACCAGCGCGAATGACCACATCAGGAGAAAATGGACGACCACATGTTTTTACTGAACCTGACCTAACACCTACATCCTCAATATCTTGCACACCAGACCAGTTGTGCATTTTCCATATCTCAGTTTTTACACCCAGTTCATCGACAATTCTTTTATACTGTTCTAACTCTTGATCGATATTTTTATTATCAGTGATGAGATGATATGTAGAAATTACACAATCAGAACCACTAGAATTAACATACTCTACCATTTCCTCAATATTCTGACGAATACCAGCGTATGTCCCTCCTACTGCATTGTGCATCCATTTAGTGTAGTCTTCTTGGTTTGAACCAATGAAGGAGAATCTATAAAAATCAAGACCGGCATCAACACAATCTCTCATGTACTTACCTTCCATTTTAAATCCATTAGAAAAGATAAAACATTTAGCTCCGTATTTTTTAACAACTTTAATGAACTCAGGAAGTTTCTTTTGCATAGTTGCTTCACCGGAACCGTCTAAATTTATAACTCTTACTCCGTATTTCGCACAGTCGGCTACATAACTTTCAAACTCTTCAAGTTTCATCATACGACGAAACCCTTTGTCTCTGCCACCCTCACGCAAATCTTGTGGACACATACTACAAGAGTAATTGCAGCCACCCACAATCTCTATTACAGCTCTGTCTATATGTAATGGTAATTTCATTGTCTAATCTCTCTCATTTTCTCTCTAAAATTGTCGGCCTTCTTTTGAGAGTGTTTCAACATTATTTTAGGGTTATCTACCCAAAACCAAATATTAGCGTTAGTTTTGATATTGTGACTTGACCTTACCGCATATTTAGTGTGGTATTTAGTTATACCTTCTTCACTAACTACCAATAAAGGTTTACAAAAATTCTTAGCGACATAATGCCACATACCATCATAACATATAACTTGTCTACAAGTTGCAATATGCCACATAGCTTCTCGTATGGGAGTTCTGTATGTCAGTTCAACCATCTGAAAACCATGAGATTTTAATTTATCTATTATAATTTCCCAATCTCGGTTTGTTAAACCCCTTTTCCATGTTCTTGGCGTTTCTGCATTAAATGTGGGTCTCCAAAAAACTATTTTATTAGATATAGTTTTTTGGAATGAATCACTCCTAAACAACCAATCATTTTCTGGAGCTTTATTTCCTCTCTTATCAGAATATATTCCCGATTGAAAATAAAATCTTGTTTTTTCTATATTTCTAGCCACTTGAACCTTTGAACCGTCTTCCAGTAATTTTATATCGTCTTCATACTTCCAAAAACTATATCTACCTTTAGCATTTATAACATGTGATATTCTTACATCATTCTTTCTGTCATAGAAATTATGTATATATTGCATCCTTTCTATAATTGTTTCTGGATCTTCAAAATGATGAAGATGGTTTTCGTCGTGAGACCAATGCATCTCTAAATTTATTGGTGTTTTTGATCTCCAAGAGTGTAAATGAGAGCAGTTAAGTGCCCACATAAAATCACCTACGCCCGGAGTTCCTCTCCAAGTAACGAGTTCAGTCATCAGTTTTCCAAATTACTAATGAAATTTCCGAGAGTGTCAATATCTCTATCAGACAAAAAAGATGCCTGTGACCACATTATCATGGACTGTCTTCCCCTCTCTTGTCTATTTTTATATTCCAGTAAAGCAGTTGTAATGTATTCTTTACTTTGACCAGCGATCTTTGGAAACATTCCCATTCCTTCACCCTTCGTGCCATGACACCCAGCACATCCATTCCACATAGGTGGGGTGGGGTCTTCCACGACTACAGGAGCTTCAATAACGCCTGCTGCGATAAGTCTTTCTTCTTCTATTTTAGCGACCCTAGCAACTTCTCGTCTTTCTAACAACTTTTCATAACACTCATTTATACATGCACTTTGGGGGTTATGACCTCTATGTTTTACGTTATCAAATGCGAAGGAAATAATAAAAGCAGCCGCACAAGAAATTAAAAAAGGAAATAATATATGTGGATTTACATCTTTATGTGACATCTATCAATCCTTATTTTTTAGTACCCATTGCTTCCTTCGCATAAAATGCCGCAACTATAGCAGCAACCGAAACGAAGTATGTGGGAGCCATAGAACCCAGTGTCTTTGTCGCTTCATCTAAACCTACGACAGATGCAAGAACAACCGCGAAAGGATATAACAACATTCCATATAGAGAGAACCAAGCCATCTTTCGTTGTGCATCTCGCATCGCATCAGCATCTTCAAGTTCTTTTCTTTTGAACTCCATATGCATTTCCAGTTCGGTCTCTGTTACATGACCATCACCATTGGTATCAGCTTTGGCTAGAGAACCATCACTATCTACCGTGAGCGTTTTTTCTTTTTCTTTTGTTGCTTTTGCCATTTTAAAATACCTTTACATTATACTGTTGTTGCCAAAGTTTAGCGTCATTTTCGTCGTTGACCATAGGTCTTCCACGTATATTTAAAGAAGTATTTAGTAACATGGGGACTCCAGTACGTTCATAATACTCTTCAATTATTTTTCGAAATATAGAATTACAGTCTTTCTTTACCACTTGTACTCTAGCAGTACCGTCTATATGAGTAACTGACTTATAGTCATGTAACGCAATAGAAGTATATTGCATATATTCATTAGTACATCCAAGGAAGTAGTCTTCCACATATTCCTCTAATATAGCTGGAGCGAAAGGACGATACATTTGTCTTCGTTTGATATTATTTACCGTATCTTTAACATCGTATCTGACATCAGCAATCAAAGATCTATTGCCCAAAGCTCTAGGTCCAAATTCAGCTTTACCGTTAGCTATACCGCATATTTTTTTTTCTATTAAATGATCGACAATTTTTTTGGGATTGATTTTTCTTTCGATATTATAACCGGAATACGGGGTCCAAATAAGTTTATTCTTACCAGTTTCTTTTGCCCAAGAAAGTGCGGCACAACCTAAAGCTGAACCGGCATCAGTGGGGGATACTGCGATATGAACTTCATCAAATATTTTAGGAAGTAATGAATTAATAATTACATTTTGTGCGCATCCGCCACTATACACCAACTTACTACCGTGTTTTCGGGCTTCTTGCATTATATCCATAATAGCCCATTCGGCAAATGCCTGACAAGATGCTGCAGCATCTTCTCTAGAGTTAGATTCGACTTTTTGTTTTAAAACATCACGAAAATTTATTCTTTGTTTTTCTCTGTCGGATTTTTCCGGATCACCAACCAAAATTCCCATAGAAACTTCATCAGCGGTATCAGAAAAATTTTTATATTGTTCTATTATCCAATTACTGAATTTATCCTCTCCATAGGAGGATAGTCCCATTACAACATATTCGTCTTCGAGGGGACGCAAACCTAAAAATGTTGTTACTAGCGTGTAAATCAAACCCACAGATTTAGGATAATGCCATTCTTTAATTAAATTAAAATCTTTATCTAAAATACAGGCTGTCTGAAGTTCACCAACTCCATCTATAGAAACCTGAACAGTATCATCCACACTATCCCAAGGACGAGTGTAGAAAGCTGTAGCGCAATGAGATTGATGATGAAGATACGAGATATCAAAATGTCTATTATTTTCTGGTCTATAGTTTGAGGTACCAAGACCACCCCTAACATTAAATTTTAAGGAGTGGTCTTCATAAAAGGAAATATGATCCCCCTCACAAACTCTTTTCCATATTTCTGAGTTTATTCTGGGATCATTTTTCTTCTTACTATATCGTTCTGAATGTGTAGCAAAATCTACATTTCCGGACTCATCTATAATTACAAAACCAGCATCATGATAATGTTCACTAAAACCCACATACTTCATCGATTTATCCTTAAATTGGTGATATGTTTATTTATATATTATTTTATATCAACCACCAACGATAAATTCCCCATAAGTCTATTGTCGTAAACATAATATTTTGTGTAAGCATGGGACGATCTTTCCAAAAAACATAGATAAAAATTAAGTGTCCGATAAAGAATAAAATATACCCCCATCGACTTATTCCTATCTTGCTACTTAGTAAAATTCCAGCTGTGAAAAATAATATAGTTCCTATCCACTTAAGGATAGATATGTTTTTATCAGTTCTCAGAGACAACAATGTCGTCATAATATAGGGACCTTTCTTCTTCACTTGAAAATAAATTAGACCATATTTTTAATTTATCTAATTTTTGTTGTCTAGAATTTTCTACAGCACTATGAGAAACAACTTCCCATTCTTGTAAAAGTTCAATCATACAAACTAAGTCACCCACTTCTTTAGCGAGTCTACTTATATTGGATTGTTCTTGACCAAACCTTTTAACTTTAGAGGCTTCTTGTATGACTTCCGCACACTCTTCTTGAAGAATAGTCAATAGTTCAGTGGCGGAGTCATTGTGTTTAAGCATTTTTAATCTGCCCATTCCTTATTTGAATTGTTCTCGTCCATTTTATTGTCGTACATAACTTCATTTAACTGCATAGAAGAAGTTGGTTTTACGTCAAAAGAATCGAAAACAACCTTTTGAACCACGGGTGGTTCTGAAGGAGCAGCCGCAGTAAAAAATTCAGCGATTTGTTCAGTTGTTAAAACTTGTTTTTTATACACTTCTCCAGTAACGGGATTCTCCCATCCTCTTGAAGTAGGTACCGCATGTGGACACCAGTTAGGCGCTTTAATAGTCATATTGACTCCTTATTCAGTTATGATCTTATAGATCTCTTTCCAGTTTTGAACACGTGTTGCGTGTCCCTTGTAATTTGCATTGTGCTCATGAGCAACCAATAAACTTTCTAAACCCATCTTAGAACCAACATCACAGTTCTCAGGTTTGTCTTCTATCCAGTAACATCCAGTATCACGATACTCTTCTAAAGCTTCGTCTTTATCAGCACCAGTATCTAAATAAACATACTTCTCGAAGGGTGTTGGACCGAACAATTCAATAAGATTTTTAGTTCTTAAATGTTGTGCATACTGATCGTTACTCAAACTAGTTATTGCATGGAAAACATAACCATGTTGTTCATGCAACTTCTTAACATACTTCATAGCGTCTCTAAGAGGAGGTAATTTACGAATTACCGCACTCTCATTGAACATTCTTACGAGCCTTTTACCTTCTAATTTTTCTATGTTGTATCTTTGGTTGATACTGTAAATCTTGTCAGCATTAGGATCTAACTTATATCCGTGACGATCCATCCACTGAGTGAATGCGTAGACCCAATCCAACAAAACACCATCACAGTCTACTAATATTACTTTTTCTTTCATTTATATCTCCATTCAATACAGGTATTATAACCCATTGAACAAGAAATGTCAAGTGTTCTATGGAACTAAAGTTCTTTCCCAAGGCATTACTTTATACTTTCTTTGATGCCAATGACGAGTCATATCTATCTTCCAGTCTCCTCCGGTATAATGACAGAAGTTAGCCTTTTCGAAGAATTCTTCTTCTGTATTATAATGCGGAGAATCGTTCCATTCTTGACCCAAACATTCTAGGTCGAATTCATGTTTTCCAAGTTGTGCGGAAATATAGGGTTGATCGTTCATTATAGACATATGAAAAGATGGTTGAGAATAACACCAATCTTCCCAAGAATCAAACTCCTTTCTCGCACGAAGTCTGGCTTCCTTAGTCCAGATAACCACTCCAGTATTGAGGATTGTCAACTTAGATGGTCTACTGGGAGGTAATGTCGGCAATATAGGACAGTTATGCATATCAAACTTAGAACAGAAGTCATTGTATGTACTTTCTTTATAGTCCCAAGAATTATACCCACCGCCATTTGATGTAACTATATCTGATTCCAATACACCATAGACTTCTGCGCCAACACAACATTCATCAAATATATTTTTTGTTGTGTTCACTACAATATCAGTATCAACAAATAGAACGTTATCATATTTGTCAAACATTGGATCATAAATCACTCGAAGACATTCATAAAGAAGTGATGTCGAACAACCATGTCCTTCAGTGAATACTCTTTTATCCGAGTAGTGATGGTCAGCGCAAATCAAATCTGCATATGCTTCAAAAGATTTCCTAGATATTGATGCGCACTCTTGATAGAGTTCTGATCGGTTTCTTCCTTTGATGTCTCCACGTTGGTCGACAACACTACTTGTTATCATATATTGGAAGATAGCGTTTTTAGACATTCTCTAGTCTCACCATTAATCGTTCTGCTCGATTCGTTACTTGTTTGTGCCAACGAGAATCTCTACCTTCTACAGCAGCTCTTTCCCAGTCACCATCCAGTAATGCAGCAGTCATGTTCTTAAACTTACTAAGACGAGTCCTTCCCATATTGAACATCATATTAACCAGTATCTCTTTGACTTCGTCGGGGAAATCTCCATAAGTCCGCTCTTCGTATAGAGCTTCGCACTCGGAAATCGCGGTGTCCAGATCGGTTTCGAAACATTCCCAGACTCTCTCTTCAGAGATTTCTGTTCCAACATCTTGTCCGTATTCCGGATCATTTTCCGTGACCAAATGCCCCACACCAAAAGTAGGGTAACCAAGATGGTCAAGATAAATTTCATACTTAACGCCTTCATCTATTTTTAACGTCTCAAAGACATTTTCTCTATTCATGTATATATTCCTATATTAAGTGTTGATTGTTGAGTGCTTACCAGCACCCTTCTTGATATTTTTCAGATGGTCATTCCATTCTGAACCGGCCAACTGACGAGCTGTAGTATGTCCAGAAACGAGTTTAGGCGCAGATAATATAACCTGAGTCAGTTCCGGATTATTTTTTTTAAATTCGTCTAAGTCAGAAATCCGAAGAGTCTTTTCAAAGATCTCTCCGGTTTCTTTATTTTTAAAGTTGTAAATTGCCATAATAAAATTCACTGGTCATAAAGTAGATCAATACGACAGGATACGCGAGATCTGATCCTGAAGAGATATGATCACCCCCTATTTAGCAGTTGGAACCCTTTGTTGTAGTATAATAATTATCCGTTGTCACATTCGAATTACAATAATAATTGTATGTCGTTTGGGAGAGTGACATGGACGTTCTATGAATTGTTGCAGTTTTATTACTTACTTTATTATTCGACATAGTAGATTCCTTATAGGTCGAGTGGGTTTAAGCTGCTACCTTGGGTTACTTACGGATCAAATCGGGGAATGCCTCCTGTACAAGTTTTTTAGTTAAGAATTTTATTGGTGATTTTTTCTCTATCATAGAGAGAACTAAATCAGCATCTTTAGGATGGATAGACTCTAGTAGTTCTATAAATTTGTTTTCTCTTTTGTAGGCAGGGAGATCAGTGCCAGGCCCACCATTTACAAAAATACCAAACATTTTATGCCCTCTCAATAGAGTGGAGGGAACACTTCTTTCGTTATTCGGGGTGAATGGAGGTTTTCCTTCGGGTAAAAGAAACTCTAAAGAATCGTCAAAAGTTCCTCTTAAAACATCCTTAAGTGCCTGAACATCAGAATATTTACTTAGAACCTCTAATCGAGATTTTTTATTTTTAGATTTACTGAACTCTTCAAGTATCTCAAAAACTTCAGGATTTCTTGTAGTATATGCCATAATTTAATTGCCTCTGTTAATATTATATATACTTTTTATTAGGTTTATCTTTTACTAATCTACGACATTCGTTAAATCTACGAATACTTGTTAAAACACCAAACAATTCATCGTCAGCTTTCTGAGAAAAACTTAACCAAAATATAAGCATTATTCTTAGTATCCAAACGCCTACTTTTCTTGAAACCATTTTGGTACCTCTCGGTTAGACCATTTAGCGAAGTACTTTTTTTCTTCTCGATAGTATTTACGGTAACCTTCAGTAACATTATCATTTTTGCAATATTCGGGCATACATTGTGGCATAACAGTCTCAGGTCCTACTTGATTAATATTCTTAGGGGCGAACCACAACTGACTAGATAGTTTATCATAGGTAGCGTGTATTCTTCCATAACGGTGCGTATATTCTTTAGCGCAAGCTACAAAATGATCATACAACCATCGGTAGTTTCTTTTGTTTTCTCTTGTCCAGATAGCGGAGGGATGGTTAACATGACAAGCTTTGTATAGGAGTCTTTCTTGAGCATCACCATTGAGTCTCCATCGTTTTATTCTACGACCACTTTTAGTTCTATCAGTATATTCTTCACCATCAATAACGCGATGAGCGGTTGATAGTAACTGGGCATATTCAATGACCATTTTGACCACATGTTTGTCACACATCATTTGAGCTGATATAACAGGGTCGTCATGTAATCTAAAAATATTCATTCGTAATCCCAAATACAAGAAACAATATCTTTAACAAATTCTAAAGGGAGGTCTAACTTATTAGAAATATCCTGTACTGAAACTGCTTGTTCATATAACTCTTGAACTTCAAAAACTACCGTACTCATTTTACTCATTTTATTTCTCCTAAGTTTTTTACATTAAGTTCTTTCATTGTATCACTATCAAGAAAATGTCTGTCCATTAGATTGGGTCCAGTAGCAATACTGTAGTAATCAATATCTTCAGGAGTGTGCACAAACATTATTTCACCAGAAAGGACACCACTAGGAGTGTCCCATTGAATTGTCTCACCAACTATACCGTACATTATGTCTTCCCCTTATATCCAAGAGTTTCCATCGCGAAGACCGGAGAACCTCCGACTTCGTACCCATAATCTTCATCGAAGAATTTGTTGTTGTGGTCAGAAAGATACATATACTCCTCAACATGAACATTTTTCACTAGGAAGTTAACCCATGCTTTCCAAGGTTTGTAACCATGTTTGAATCTCGCGACAAAAGCAGGCTTTAACTTACCGTGCCAACCTACGTGACAGTTAGGATGAACATCTTGCATAAACTTGGCACCTTCGAAATCACCTTTGTATGTCAAGTACATACCGTCCCATTGGAAATCTTCTTTAACAAAATAACTCATAATAAACACTCTCTCTCAATTATCAATACATAGGTATTATACAATATTTTACACACTTTGTCAACACATTTATTACTTATTTTCAAAATAATATTTAATATCTTTCTTGTTAAACTTGCGAAACTTTCGTCTACTTGCACTCCAAGACTTCATAGGAGAATTAAATATTTTAACATCCTTTGTACCATAAGGAACATAACCCACAAGGTCCGTACCCTTAGTTATATACACGTGATTGGGGACTTTGTACTCACCCCAATCGGTCAACTCTTCTCGCCACAAATAGTGACAGGCTTCATCAAAAGTCATATTAAAACTCCACTCGGTCAAAGACAGCAACAGCACCATAGAAGTGACCACCAATCAATCGGTCACAAAGTTGAGAAAATCGTGAGTCAGATGTTGCGGCATAGTTACCACCGAACATTGTCCATTTATCCTTCTTCGATGAGGGAACAACTCTAAGACACTTACGACCACCGATAGGTTCTTCCATAATTAATTCCGCAGCTGGGTAATCTGAACACGGTTCGAAAGGACCCTCTGCATTAACTATAGTAAAACCCTTACTATATGAAGACTCACCACCAGCGGTGCAGTCGACATTATCTAAAAAACTGTTTCCATACGGAACTTGTTTGTAAACACTAACATGAATTCCCATAACATACTCTCTCTTTATCAATTTATGTAACCATTATACAACAGCCAACAAGGTTTGTCAAGCGTTTCTTGAAATTAAATGAAGTTTTTTTATGAGAAAGGTGGCGGAGAGGGTGGGATTTGAACCCACGATACGTTATTAACGTATGCCAGTTTTCAAGACTGGTGCATTCAACCGCTCTGCCACCTCTCCGAAAATTTTATGGTGGGGGGAGGTGGATTCGAACCACCGAAGCTTTCGCGTCAGATTTACAGTCTGATCCCTTTGGCCGCTCGGGAATCCCCCCCCGATTAGATTAATCTTTAAACTTGTTATCAATCCAACATTTACCATAGTACAAAATTCCCAACCAAACAGAGAAGAGTATTCCGTCTAGGTAACTGAGTGATTCCCAAATATTTATAGGGTCCATGATGTTTTCCTATATTGGCGGACTGGACGAGACTCGAACTCGCGACCTCCGGCGTGACAGGCCGGCATTCTAACCAACTGAACTACCAGTCCTAGTTAATGGCTCCGTCTGGTGGGCTCGAACCACCGACCCAGTGATTAACAGTCACTTGCTCTACCAACTGAGCTAAGACGGAATAAATTTGTCTGGTGACACAAAACTCTTCTTTGACCTTATACGTTGCACGTGCATAGTCTCCAAGCCTTCTGACTAACGGTACCAGCTACCGACCTACTTGGTGTCGTGTTTCTATTTGGGATGATTAATCCCATTCTCATCATAGGAGAAACAAATAACTACTAGTCCTCAATCATAGGACTCGTTTGGTGGAGGTATGCGGGATCGAACCGCAGACCTTCGCCGTGCAAGGGCGACGCTCTCCCAGCTGAGCTATACCCCCAAAATGGAGCTCGGAACAGGAGTCGAACCTGCGACCTGCTGATTACAAGTCAGCTGCTCTACCAACTGAGCTATCCGAGCATTAATTCGTGTATTATAACACAATAAAAAATATTTGTCAAATATTATTTTTTATAATTTTCTAAAAAATATTTCAAATCTTCTGGGGTTCCCAATCCCCACATTTTGGAAGCATTATGTGTATATATTTTTTTACAATCTTCGATCGCCTGATTAAAAACTGGACACACATAAAACTCATTATTTACTCTAATATTTTTTTCTATCATTTGTTCAGCATATTTAACAAAATCACTACCACTCTTCCAATAGTAATAACCGACTGTAGCAAGATTACTTATAGGATTTTTTTCCGCAACTTCTGTTACAAGACCAAAATTATCTATTTTGGCAAAAGACCATTTTGGATGAGTAGCCTCAAATGTGACAATACCACCGTCAGCATTCTTTTCGTTCATTGAATACATAAACTCCATAACTTCCCATTCAACATACTGATCAGAATTGGCAAAGAATAGTGGATTTTCATTGTTTATATATTCTTTTGCTAAAAGTGCGGTACATGCCGCTCCCTCAGTCATCTTATCCACCTCAATAATTTTGCATTTTGGGGATATTAGTCCTAACATAGTATCTAGGTTATAATATTCTCTGTGTTCTTTTTGTACTACAAATATATAATTAGCATCTAATCCCAGATTTTCAACAACATTCTGGATCATAGGTTTACCATTTACATCTATCAGTGGTTTAGGAAAAGTGTAACCCGCCTCTTTGAAACGACTACCAGCTCCAGCCATTGGTATAAGAACATTCAATTTATCATTTTTCCACTTTTTTATCATAGGTGCACCCTCAATTTTTGGGATTATATTATTTATATTTGTATTATAAGGATTGTCCACTCGTATATAATTAGCGCGAGATCTTTGTGCAGATAGTAATCCAGCTGGACTATCTTCAACGATTACAGTTTCTTCCGGCAAAACCCCCATCATAGACATAGCCTTCCAATATATCTCTGGGTGAGGCTTAGCATTTTTGACATCTTCATTGGAAAGAATTACTGAACAATGTTGTATTATTTTTGCTTGTGAAAGTGAAGTTAAAACCGTCCTTCTTATTGAATTTGAACATACTCCAATTTTATATCCGAGTTTTTCTAACTCTAAAAATAACTCACATATTTCTTCTATTGGTTTTTGTTCGGATAACATTTCTCTAGTGAGTTTTTGTTTATTTTCACTTATTTGTGGATGTAGTTTTGGATCTAAACCTTTACGTTCTGTTAACATATTTAATTTTTGTATAGTTTTTAATCCATCATAAATTGAAAGGTGTTCCCTTTCGGTTATAGAATATTTTTCACCTAAAGCTTTGTTTAAAGCCTTATAATGTATACTTTTAGCATCTACTAATACTCCATCTAAATCAAAAAGAATTAATTTTATAGGACGATTCATAACATATTAGCTCTATTTAATCTATCATAACTCCTTTTACTCGTATCTATATTTCTATATATTGAAACAAGTCCATCTATATTAATATGTTTTCTTTTTCTACATAGAATTTGATGCCAACCATATTCAGCTCCATACAAATTTTCTTTCACATAGTGATCCATTATGTCAAAATCTATTATGTCATCCTTTTTAAATACTATACAAAAATCTTTTAGGTAGTTGTTCCATTTGCATGGAGAATAATCATTATTAGATCCGACTTCATCTATGATACAATAGATGCCCCCATCTACCTGTTTTTTTACGGATTCTCTTCTAGACCTAACTCGAAGGTAATTATCATTTTGATTACGAACCGTTTTTCCTAAAACACTACTATGATTAGGTATAGTAGCTATCCCTATGACATTATCTTTAGCTAATTCTAAAATATCGGAAAGAGGAAATTCATTATTAAAATAAGCATCCCACCTAGTTCTTATATAAAAATCATAATCTTTAGGAATAGAATTGAACTGTTCCAATAGAGATATGTGTTGGAAACAACCGTGAGCTCTCATAAGTTTTCCGGACTCTGAAGAGTTCTTTATTCTATTAATTCCGGAAAAATCTTTTTTAGGAAGATTTTCTACAGCCTTAAGATAAGGATCGTAAGTAGCTAAAGGAGGTTTAGGTACCCACTTTATATCAACAATATTCCTTATATCCTTAAATATATGTCGATCTTCATCACTATCCCAAGTTTGATAAAATATATCACAACCGGAAAATATTTTTTGAAGAGAACTTAAATTTTCTTTAAGTATTTCTCGTCTTAAATATGGATGAAAATTTCCATTTATAAGTAAAGCAATTTTCATTAATCTTCAACAGTTTCCGCTACTAGGGGTGCCTTCCGACGAACCAGTTCATTTCTGGCTTTTTGTTTTTTCTTACCCGTAGTGTTATCTTTGGCAATAGATTCTTGGAGTTCTTCGGTAGGAACAGTGTGTATATAATACCGAGTAATATTTCTTTTCCTGTCTTTTGTATCGGGTTTCCATTTGATTGGCATAATAAATTTCCTATTTTTTCATGTTAATAGATAGGTGTTTGGAATGTACCTTACACCCAATAAACTCATTGTAAAAGTCCGAAGACTCTAGTACTTCGTATTGAAATTGGTACTTAGCTTCATAGTAAGAACAGTCTCCTTTAGATTTGCATAATCTAAGTATCTCCCTACTAAAAGCTTCACCACCTTTCTGTTCAACTAAAGATTTAACATTCTCACTTGAACCATAATAATCCATCCAATCAGATTGAACTTTAGTTTTAACTCTTCTCTTTCTCTTTTTGGTGACGGGCAAAGTCTTGGGTTTCCAAAATAACTTCTTACCAATATATTTTTTACCACTATCTTTTTCGGTCACCATATAAACAAACCCGACATAAGTTTTGAGGAACTCATCGTCGGGTTTAAATTCTTTATCTTCATATATCCACATAACAATTATATATGTCTATATTAACTACTCGTAATCATCTACCTCTTCAGCGTCTATATCAGAACCACACATAGGACAAAAACGAGGGACTTCATCCTCATCTATTTCGTACCTTATCTTTACTATTGTAAAAATGTCGCATATTGGGCATTCTATCTCCCACATTATGCTAAACAACCTTTACCATCTAGGCCACAAACCGGACTTTCTTCTTCCTCTTCCCATCCCCATTCTCCATCCATGCCATTTACGGAATACTCTGTCACTCTTTTTTCAAAGAAGTTATCATGCGAGGCACCATTAAGGACCCAATCTAACCAAGTCAATGGGTTATCCTTAACTCCAAACTTTGGTTTCATTCCGAGTTGAAGAAGCCTACGATCAGCGATGTGACGAATGTACTGTTTAACATCTGTTTCAGTTAGACCTTCAATGGTACCCGACTTATATGCAAGTTTGATGAATCGGTCTTCTAACTTAACAGCGTTCTTTGCCATCTCATAGATCTTAGACTTGAGTTCGTCATTAACAATACGTGGGTGTTCTTCACAGAACTCACGGAATAGTTTTGCATTACCCTGTACGTGCATAGTCTCGTCACGGATAGACCACTCTACAATAGTTCCCATACCTTTCATCTTACCGAAACGTTGGAAGTTTAGTAGCATCACGAATGATGCAAACAGAGACATACCTTCATTGAATACGGACTGAGCTAGAACAAGTGCTAGTCCGGTATGGGAGTTTATATTCCCCTCTTTCATGAAGTCTAACTTATCTGCCATTTCACTATATTCTAGGAATGCGTGATGTTCTTCATCAGGTAAACCTAGAGTGTCATTTAACAACGCATAAGCACGTTGATGAACACCTTCACGATTAGCAAAAGACGCTAACATATTTCTTATTTCATTATTCTTGAATTTGGGTATAAGAAGTTCGTGATAGTTTTCTCCTACCTGAACATCTGACTGCGTGAACAGTCTCAATATCTGAGTTATGAATTCCTTTTCTTGTTCAGAAAGTTTAGTCTTCCAATCCTGAATATCTTCAGAAAGTTCGGCTTCATCTTCTACCCAATGAATCTCTTCATGTTTTTTTACCATATCTACCGCCCAAGGATAGGCGAAAGGTTTGTACGATTTACTAAATTCTAATAGTGACATTTATCCCTCACAAGCTCTGCATTCTTCGGATTCTTCTTGGACCGGATTGTCCAAGAACTTCATTAAATCTTCGTACCCACCAACATATTTTCCGGAGACATATATTTGAGGTACACTTTTTACCTTTCGACCAGTGACTTCGGCCGCAGTCTTACCCACTTCTTTTAGGTTTATATAATCATAATATATGCCACGTAATTTTAATTCATCTTTCGCTAACTGACAGAAAGGACAATTGGGTATACCATAAACAAGAGTTCTTGTATCCTCCCCAAGAGCAACTCGTTCTACCTTCTCCGAAACATTTTCTGCACGACTCTTAGCTTCAGTTCTTAAATAATATAATCCCTTCAAACCTATTTTCCAAGCCATAAGATGAACCCTATTGACATAATGTTTATCTGCCCCAGCTGGGAAAAATATATTAACGGATTGTCCTTGACAAATATATTTTTGTCGATCTCCAGCATGTTGAACAACCCAAGTCTGATCAAGTTCTTGTGCGGTTTTAAATACCGCTTTCTCTCCTTCTGTGAGGAATGGTAAATGTTGTACCGAACCTTTATTGGTTATAATTGATGTCCAATTGGATTCGTTATTCTCCCCCTTCTCCTCTAGTAATTTTATAAGGTAATTATTCTTAACTAAAAAAGAACCAGCACGAGTTCTGTGTGTGTAAGCATTCGCCTTTGATGGTTCTATAGAAGGACTTGTACTCAAAATAACACCAGAAGATGCGTTAGGAGCAATAGCCATTAAGTGGGCGTTTCTGCGACCACTACCCAGACCATCCGGATATTCTCCTCTTATTTCTGCAAGATGTTTTGTCTCCGCAACAGCCTCAGAGTTGATATGACTAAAGACCGCATTATTTATATTTCTGGCGGTCTCCGATTCCCAAGCTACACCATGTTTCTGTAATAAAGAGTGAAAACCCATTGCACCAAGGCCTATGGATCTTTCTCTATACGCAGAGAATCTGGCTCTCTTTATACTATCTGGAGCATTCTGAATAAAATGTTCTAAAACATTATCCAACATACGAACCAAATCCCTAACGATATTAGTATCTTTCCATTCTTCATAATACTCAAGGTTGAGGGAGGACAAACAACAAACCGCAGTACGATCTTTGTCTGTGGGTAAATGTATTTCATTACATAGATTGCTTCCCTGAATTTTTAAACCCAAGTCTTTTAATGGTTGAGGGAGATCTCTATTGGCGGTATCTATAAAATTTAGGTAAGGTTCCCCTGTTCGAAATCTCGTTTCTAAAATACGTTCCCACAATTTACGAGCGTTGACAGTATCTTTTATAGTATTTCCTTTAGGACAAACTAGATGAAAGTTTCTGTTATTTTTTACGGCTTCCATAAAATCATCACTGATATTGATGGCGTTATGGAGATTCAAAGCTTTACGTTGAACATCCCCAGTGGGGATACGCATATTAAGGAATTCGATTATTTCTGGATGGGAGACATCCATGTATGCCGCGTAAGAACCTTTCCGAGTTTTACCTTGACGATATGCGATCATATCCGCATCGACAGTATGTAAAAAGGGCATAGGGCCGGGAGCTATATCTGAAACTGATCTGACATCCGACCAATGACCTCCTACTCCACCACCCATAATAGACAACCATCTTAGTTCGGAAGAGTGCTCTATGAGTCCCTCGACTGTGTCAGGCACATAGGTGAGGAAACAAGATATCGGAAGACCCTTGTTTTTCTTTTTTATTCTGGGATTAGGGGCATTAGATAATACTGGAGAGGCAAACATGAACCATTTCTGACTCACATACTCATAGAGTCTCTGTGCGAGACCCTCTTCGAGTTCTCCATTATAGGTCGACCACGCTGTGGCAGCACGGGCATATGCATTTTGTGGACTAACTTCACCTTCTTGCATGTAGAAGTCTTGTAACATTGATAGAGCGTAGTCTGTCAGTAACTCGTCTCTTTTTTTATTTATTCTTATAGACATTATCAATCTTCACTTACTATAGTCATAAAATGGTTCACTTTCTTCAAAATCATAATTCTCCACTAGAAGTTGATTTCCATTTAAAATAAAATCTTTCACTTTATTCATTATATACTTATTAGATTCAACATCCTCAAAAATACCTTGCCATAAAATATGATTTCTAAGAGAACTTTCCGGATTCTCTAACAAAAATATATTTTTGGGTAGATCTGTGTCACAAACACCTTCTATATTAACAAGTACTATAGAATTTTCATCATAATCTTGAGACTTAAATATTTTTTTTACGTCATCTAAACTTTTTTGATTACCATTAAAAAATACTACAGATTTTTCTTCTATGGTCATCAAGACCAGTTCCATGTTTAAAATTGACATTACAATACTCCAAAATAATATTACTACATTATAACATAAAAAAATAATTTTGTAAAGCTAAATTTCAGGATTTTCTCTTCTGTCAATCATTCTTTGTAATATAGGTGGTACATCTTTTCTTTTCTTTTTTCTGTCATATTTTTTTCTAACGACAACTGTAGAACTATCGTCTCCAGTTCCTACAACCGAAGTCGTAGATGTTGAGGCTGTTTCCTCAAAATTATCTTTCCACTGTTTAAATGTTCTCATTAATCTCTCTCCAATAAAATCATGTGATTTTGTCTGTCTGTTGCTGGATATATATACTCTTTTAATTTATGATACGGAAAATCTAGTTTTGTAAGATAGTGATCGACCAAATCTCTTGGATATATCTTATCTGTTTCTGACATACACCGTACATAATCATCGACCAATATATATTTTACTTTCGCATTATTACATAAATTAAGATCTCTAGACATTGCGTCTGTTCTATGATCACCATCAATAAAAACCATATCGTAATTTTCTATCTCGTGGGGTTCTATAGAATGTGAATTTCTGTGAGAAAAAGTAAATCTCTCTCCGAACATATTCTTAATTTTTTCCGCATTTACAAGGGTATGATCATACTGACCGATATCCACGGAATGTAAATTCAGTTCTTTCATAACACTCATAAAGGTATAAGCACTATGTCCATAATTAAAACCAATCTCAAATAAGTTATTGCAGTTAGTTTGTTTTAGTATTGCAGAAAAAATAAGACACGTTACCTCACTAGGAACAACATGACCCTCTCTTTTAGGCCAACCTTCGGTGAGAAACTCGCAGTCTTCGACGAGATTCATTTTTTTAGTTCACCTGTGGTTACATACATGGGTTGTTGAGATTTTATGTGTATTGCCTCATATATGTTTATACCAAAAATCTCACCACAAGGTTGAGAATTATCTTCAGTTATTCTTATCTGGTCATTAGAGGAAACTAACTCTACAAAATTTGAAGTTACAGTTTCTTCCTTTATTCTGTAAACGCCAGGAGATACCTGATGATTTTCTAACATAAACCATTCAGACTGTTCCTGTAGGATGTCTAGAATATCTATCCCAGTATCCTTATGAATTTTCGTTATTCCTTTGTCGTTTAACTCTCCATGTTCTTTGATCAAATATAACGCAGCTGCGTATGATGCTAAACGACTACTTCCGCCCGGAGCCTTTGCCATAAGTTTCTTTATATTGAAAACAAGTCTATGAAAAGGAGTGTAATAGTTTCGGTAAGCTTCTCTTTCGTCCATAGTATTCATACTATAGTCTTTACGTTTTTTACCATCCTTGTCTATAATTCCAGCCTTAAAAGTTTCGGTTTCTTCTATGGGTGTGACCAATAGTTTTAAAAATCTTACCGTATAAACTAAATCTGCTGCTGATTTTAATAGTCCCATTATCTCATATCTCTTAGTGTCTTTATTACGTTTTTGTCCATATTAATACCAGTCAGATCATCATTATTTATCGCCTTTAAAAATATAAGGAAAGGTTTTAATGCGTTCCACTGTTCAATACCTTCTATTTTTAATGCTAACATCTCTACTCCAGCTTCATTCCCGAAAACATTAAAAATCACGATGAGATGATTCAATATAAGTCTTTCGGACAATTCATTAGAAGATACATATTTATTTAATAATCTTTTTACGTACTTGAATCTTTTTAAATCAGAAAAGAATTCTTCACTGTCTATACATGTTGGATTATAATAATGTTGTGCTGCATATAATATTAAATTTTTACTTGTTAGTTCCATCATCTAAAAACTCTGGTAAGCTCTGATATTCCGGTAAAGTCCCCAATTGTTCTACCATTTTATTAAATGGTCCAACCCAGTCCCAATTATTTTTTTTAACAGTTCCCTCATAGTCTTGCATATAGAAATATGTGGGTTTAGTTCTTTCTCTGTATCTTACCATATTTAGACCACCACTAAGTGCGATCCTTTTAAGTTTTAAAAATTGTATTGTATCTTCACCAATAACTAAAGAGTTATCATAATTCATCATTTCCGCACATTTTCTAGAGAAGAAAACTATTCTGCACATAGATTCGTGAGATTCACTATATTTTTTTACAGTGTCATTAAATTTTAATCTTTCTTCAGTTAATTTTTGTGCCTTACTTTTTGAGTAGTTTCCATATTCTTTGTCCATAAAAAAATCTATAAGATCTTCTTTAGATATATTTTGATTTTCTGAAGAAGACTTATCAAATGGGAAATAATGTACATACCAGTCTCCCCTTTTAGATTTTTTTACTGCTTTTTGTCGATATAAAACCAAACAATCTGGTGCATTATACCACATAGACATGCGTTTGTAAAGGTCTATTCCATATTCAGTTAATATATCATCTCCATCAATATGCACCATGTATTCATTATCGCTTTCTAGGAATAATTTTAGTACAGAGTTTTTACCAGTTGCTGGAGTTCCATCCGATTCAGTAACATAGTGTTCTATTTTATGTTTTACACAAAAAGAAACCGCAGCATCTATATAATTCTCATCCAAAGAATTAATGACGACTACGGCTTCACCAGTAGGTATTTTATAAAAGTGTCTTTTTAGGCACTCTATATGATTAGAAGTGAGAATGTAAAACTTCACAGAAATTTATTCTGACTTAAGACCACAGTTTTTCAATGTGGTCAACATATCTCCCTTTTTCAAATCCTTTACTATATCTATTCCATGATGACTGGCGAGTTCGATAAGTTCTCTTTTAGTCATCTTATCGATGGATTTTTTAGGGGGAGATTCCGTCAAAAATCTTGAGGTCAATTGTCCAGTTTTAGGATCAGTTTTCTTAAATAACATTATATACCCTATGATACCAATAACCAAAGATATTAATACGTATGTAAATAAAGTATCAATTTCCATAATAAAATCTCAAAGTTTACCCTTAATTAGAACCTTTTACTGGTTTTTTATCACCAATCTCGTTATCATTAGGTCTCTTCTTCTTGGAGGGTCCACCCTTTCCAGCTTTAGACGCTGTCTCCGCAGCCTTTTCACCATCAGCAACAACTTCTGGGGTGTCCGCGTCATGTTGCTTTGCGAATTCTTTGGACTTAGGAGACTCTTTGTCCATAATACCTTCAGGTTTAGCGGCAGACTCAGGAGCTTTCTTACCATGAGCTTCTACAATCTGATCCCACATAGCATCAAAAGATTCTTTGATTTTTGATATCTCCGCTTTCTTGTCCGCAGTCTTAGGGTTTTTCTTCATATCAGAACCGCCATCTACTTCAGGTTCTTTATCGGTATCAACTGGATCTGCTTCATCATCATCCTTCTCAACTTCAGTCTCTCCATCATCTTCCTTACCCTTCTTCTTGGGCGGGAAAGGTTTCTTTTTATCGTCCTTTTCCGCTTCAGTATCATCTACAGCTTCGTTCTTTGCTGGTTTCTTACCGCCATCAATAGCATCATCGGTAGCTTTACGACGCTTGTGTAGATACTCGTCAGAAGAGTCAACATCTCCGTCGTTATCAATATCCTTATCTTTTCGATCTTTGAACTTTTTATCGTTCGCTTTATCATCGACAGGGTCGAGAGTTTTCTTTTCTTCTAGTGCTTCTTCTTTAGAGACCATTGACTTATATGCCTCTATCGCACCGATTAATTTATTATTTGACATTTTAGCCTCTTAGTGTATATTCATTGTTAAAATTTTAAACATTGTACCTAACGCGGCAGTAGCAACAACATACATAATACCGTATAGGATTTTTACCGCACGATGAGATTCATCGGCTTTACTTTCTAGATTGTCTATTTTTTCAGACATTCTATTAATTCTTTTGTACTGATTCTGATTTGAAGTCTCTATCGCAATGAGTTTTTCTTCAGCTCTAGCCAAAGATATCATTGCATCGGATAGTTTATCTATCTTCTCTTCAATTCTACTGAGACGATCATCTCTCCAATTTTCTTGTGATTCCGACATTAAAAAGTTCCATCTAAATTAAATTTATTATTCTATTTATAATATTAAAGTCCTGCTTTTTTTGCGATACCGACCAAAACTCTAGTATCGATATTATACTGATTAGCCACACCGCTGGCATAATACGGAAGACCATGTCTGCCGGGTTTTTCTTTGCTCTTTCTGGTCCATATATCTCTCAAAACTTTAAGAGCTGCATCATATTTTTTCTTTTGAACTGTATTCGCCATCATTCTTTTTATCAGTTTACCTGTAGGCGCTTCAGTTACAACATCTGAAGAGGTATACTCTCTAAAAGATTTCATCACTCTACCTTTGCACTAGCACGCCACTGACGACAACTCCAGTACCTAGCTTTCCACTTAGGGCCTGGATCTGAACAATTATGTCTTGCGCGGAAACTTTTTCTTCTTTCAGGGTCATCTCTTTTGATCTCCATATTAGGATCACCAAAAGATACCTTTACAACATTACCCTTATCGTTCTTTACATACACATAAAACTTCTTAGAACCACCACGTTGAATCTTATTCAACTTGACGTTTTCTTTCTTACCCTCTTCAGATACGTATTCCGCATCCTCAATGACAAGTTCTTCATCTAAGGTAGAACAATCGTCACAACAAGATTCTGATAGAAACTGTGAAAATCTTTTCATGGTATTATCCTTTCATATTCATTGCTTTCTTCATAGAAGGCAATGACTTATTAATCTCATCTTGAAACTTCTTACGTACAGCAGGTTTCTTGAAAGAATCAAATTTCTTGGCAACTAATTGACAAGCCTTTTGTGGAAACTTCTGAGTCTTACCATCCTGAAAAGTTACAGTACAACCCTTAGGCATATCAACACCACGACGAATCTGCATAATCACATTCTTATCCGCAGCTTTACGATCATCAGAAGTTGCTTTGTAATCATCAACATCAGCAGAGTCCTTTTCTGTAGATTTCTTAGGACGACCATATGAGATTGCTTCTTCAACAGATTCCTTCACTTCTGGATTTTCGTGAGAGTAACTGTGAGGTTCGAAAGCCTCTGCCAAAGACCAACCTTTTCTTAGGTATTCCTTTTCTTTGGACTTATCGATTACGATTGTCTTACCACCCTTCTGAACCATAGAGTCCTTCTTAGGATCTTTCATCTGTCGGGCTTCTTCAACCTCTTCACGAGCAACTAGTTTCCAACCCTGTCTTTTCATTCGGTCAGCAGTCTTACCATCAACCTTACGAGTGTAAGGTCCTTTCTTCATGGTGTAGTTTTCTGCACCTTCTCTTATTTCTTTAAATGTTTTCATTTTTTATAATGCTCTATTGTATTTCCTATTAGTTTATTTTCAAATTGAAAAACATGCGTACATTCAAGTACCCCATTCTTCCTACAAAAATCATGTATAACAGCATCAGAATTAAATTCTATAATGTTAGTTTCCACAGCACTTTTGATCATTTTTCTTGCAACATTTGGCGTAATGTAATATGCAAGTCCAGCAAGTTTAGCTTTATGATTATTCCCTAAAGGATGATTTTTAACATTAGCGTAACCCAAACAAACCATAGATTTTTTCCAAAATTTTTCCGAAATTTCTTTAGTTAACAAAGCATCATGTTCTATTACTAATATAGGCCTTTTTAGTGCCATTTGCCAAAGTTCAAAATGACTATACCAAGTAGCCTTTTCAGTAAGACTAAACTCAACCAATCCTCGTTTCTTTCCAAAGTTTAAAATTTTTTTATTTTTCAAATCTTCGGGAGTTACTGCATTAAAAAAATTTAAATTATATCTTGACCAAGAATTTTCAACTCTACCACGGTAGTACATTGATATTGGATTACTGGGTATCTGTATCATCCAAACTTCAGGTTTCATATATAATAACCATTTTCTAATTCTCTATTGTTAAATTAATATCAACCTACTGCAACTGAAGCACCAAATCTATCACCACTAGCGGCATCAAAAGCTGTCAGTTTAGTTGGTTGTGCAGATAGATCACTTAAATCATAGACATATACTGAACCAGACTCACCTCCATTGTCATCGTCAAGATATGAACCAACAAATAGATTATCTTCACTAACGGTTAAAGATCTTCCGAAGTTATCACTACTAGCACCATCAAACGCTGTCAGTTTAGTTGGTTGTGCAGATAGGTCACTTAAATCATAGACATAAACCGCACCGGCAGCATTTGCCTCATCGTCGTCTCCATGTGCACCAACAAATATATTATCAGAATTAACACATACCGACCATCCAAAGTAATCATCCGATTCCCCATCGAAAGCAGTTAACTTAATAGGTTGCGCAGATAAGTCGTTGGCATCAAAGACATAAACCGAACCCGAAGTATTTCCCATGTCATCGTCACTATATGCACCAACTACTATCTTATCAGCAGTAGCAGATATAGAAGATCCAAAGAGATCGACATTAGCCGCATCAAATGCAGTTAGTTTAGTTGGTTGCGCAGATAGATCATTTGCATCATAAACGTATACGGCACCATTTTCAGAGTATGCACCAATATTGCTATCAGATGGTGCACCAACAAGAATTTTATCATCATTAGATGCTACTGCTTGTCCGAACCAAGAACCCGAAGCAGCATCAAATGCTTTCAGTTTAGTCGGTGCAGCGGATAGATCATTTGCATCATAAACGTATACTGAACCCGAATTAGTCCCATCGTCATCATCATACGCAGAACCAACAATTACCTTATCATTGGTAGTAACGGTACAAAGTGAGTATTGATCACCACTAGCACCATCAAATGCGGTTAGTTTAGTTGGTTGTGCAGATAAGTCGTTGGCATCAAAGACGTAAACCGAACCTGAGTAAAGTCCATTATCACCGTCATACTTTGCGCCCACAACGATCTTATCATTATTACCAGATACCGACCATCCAAAGTAATCACCACCAGCACCATCAAATGCGGTTAGTTTAGTTGGTTGTGCGGTTAAATTATTTATGTCATAAACATATGTTGAACCAGAGGTCTCTCCATTGTCGTCGTCAGCCCATGCGCCCACAGCTACCCATGTCGCAGGCGTAGGCGGTAATGGCGGTGAAATGAATGTTGGTAGTGCTTCTCTGGAAACTAAAGAACCTATATCAAGAGACCCAGATTCAGTCTGTAGTATAGTAGGAGCCGCAGATATATCATCCCACGACCATACTGCAACAGCACTTGCACCAGAGAAACTTCTTCCAGTGAATTTAGCATATACATAGTTTTCGTCAGTGTAAACCTCGTCACCTGCCCATTCATTATGTTGTAAATTCATGGAACTCGTATTTAATTGAGTTAGACCACTACTTGTTCCATTTGAGTAATTTTGCATGTAATAAACACGACCTGTATTAACATAACCACCATTCCAATCTGAAGCTCCGTAATTAGGTGCTCCAATTATAGTACCCTTAGAACTTGCTGATATAGAACCAATATAAGAACCAAAATCATCATTTGAACCAAGACTTTGTGTTGATCCAGACCATTTCGCTAAGTAAGGTACGGCAGTATGACCGGAAACAAAGGATGAAGTATTGTACTTATAGACTGCTTGAAGGGGTGAACCTTCAGCATGTTTAGCTGAAACATACAGACAGTCTTCGAATATAGCAATGTTTCTACCGAAATTCATAGAACTAATTGAAGCAGCATCAACACTATAGATGGTTTCAGGAGATCCACCAGTTGTTAATATAGTATTAGTATCTAAACGAGTAATTGCACCATCTCCACCATAAGCATTCTTTTGACCAACATATAAGTAATTGTCGTATGGATTAAATACTAGAATTGCTTGAGCGAGATTGAGATTTCCAGTTGAATCAAAACCACCGTCAGAGGAATTAAATTCGAATGGAACAGGAGCAGCAGAAAGATTGGATAAATCGCAAATATAAAGTCTATTACCCTCATTAATAAATAATTTTCCATTACCTACTACTAATTGTCCTTCAGCCTGACCAAATTCTCTATGACCTTTACCCAGTGGGTGACCAATAATTATTGGATCCGCTGTCAGATCACTTGTTGAATATGCATGAATACTACTAGTGGTATCATCATCCCAAACACCTTTAGTGGTTGATGCTAAAATATAATCATCTGTTACTAAAACTTGAGTACCCAGTTTTCTTCCAGCATCAGTACCGTCGATAGTTGATATTATAGAATTATCTACAGCACTATAAACTATAACTCGACCCATATCACTATTATAATGACTTTGACCTCTAACAATAACTTCTTGTGAAGTTGTGACTGATGATGGTGCAATGAATGTTGGTAGTGCAGTAGTTGTTGTTGCAGTACCTACTGATATGTTGGTACCAATCTTTTGATCGGCGACAGTTCCATAGAATATATCCTGTAGAACACCAGAGTCATTATAACGATATACCGCACCACAATTAGTGATACCATTATAATCCGTTTCTTTAGCAGATACTAAGATATATTCACCGAAGACTTCAAAACTACCACTATTTTCTGTAGTTCCATAACCCCACTTTGAAGCAATACCATTTGATATATCTGCCGGTTTAAACTCAATTTCATTGGTCAGACCTTCATCATATAAGAAAATCGAGTACTCTTCTGGGTTATAATGTATTTTGTTTGAAACAACTAATTTACCAGTAGAGGTGAGACCAATATCTTTACCGAACTGATATGTTTGAGATGCATAAGTTTTAGTAACACTATGTAAAGTTGTACCTGATGAATCAATTACTTCAATAGTGTTGTCTTTTGGCACTACAAAGTTATCTCCCCATTTCACAAATCCTGAAGCATTACTCAATCCTGGCACAGGAATAAACTGTTCATCCGAACCATCTGGGGCAAAATGCCATATTCCCTGATCAGCAGAAGACCACTGACTTGTATGACCATATATTCTACCATCAATGAATCTAATTCCACCCCAACCAGTTGCGCTCAGTCGACTATAGTTACCCAATGTCGGTGTAATTAAATATGTAGCTACATTACGATCCAATAGATCGACAACAATTATTGAACCAACTCCTTGAGGATTGTATTCAGGTGCACTAATGAATATCTTTCCTGCTCCAATGACAGCATCATTTGCGGAATCCCACGGAGCGGATGGTCCATTTGCTTTTGCTGAATCAAGGTATGAGTCATTGAATGTTTGTTCTAATTGTCCAGTAGATTCGTCATAAACTTTAATTTCACCAAGTTGAGCGATAGTTACGACTTTACCTTCTCCACCAACTACCATTTGTGGAGAGTCTAACTGTATAGTGGTAGGATTACTGAAGTCACCATCCGTCATTACCAGACCACCTACATCTGAACGTCCAACACCATTTTGGTAAGCAGCAGCATCTGAACTCCACATGAAGATTTTATTTGCTACAGTACTAGATGAGGATGATGGTGCAATGAATGTGTCTAGGATGGTATCTGCATCGACACCAGCAATTACCTGACCAGCTTGAAATACAGCACCCGCTAAAATTTGATTTGCCATTTGTTTTAAATTCCTTAAATTTTTATGCTAAGTCTTTATCGTGGTTAAGACCACCCTTTTTCTTCTTTACTATAAACGCATTCACTCTTGCATGACCCCATTGTTCCGGAGTCGTGCCGGGCCTATGGCCAGTTTTCCATGCAGCAACACCTCGTCGATATACCTTCTTAAGTGTCGCAACTGATATTCCACTCTTCTTTGACTTGTCTTCAAAAGAAGATTCATTAACATTTTCCATACTATGTTCTTCGTTGTACATATCTCTGAAAGCCTTAGTGTACTTTGAAGGTTTAGTTTCGGCAGATTTGTCGCCCGGAGCTGGTTTGTATGCAGATGAATCATCGTCCGCTTTCTTACCATGCTTCTTAAAATGGGCGTCTCTCTTAGCCTTTGTAGACTTCTTCAATCCTTTATGGTATCGTGCTGGTTGTGTACCTTCACGATCCTTAATATCTGGGTCTTGTGCTTCGTATTTAATTTGTGGATCAGGAGATTTGAATGCCTTCTTCCGCATAATCGTTTTATTTACAACTTCAAACTCACCATTCTTCCAGTTAACCACGACAGGTAAATTTAGGTCAGACTGCATATCCTTTAGGATTGCTTCTCTGTTACCATGTTTCTTTATCTTTTTACCTTTGTTCATCGCCATCTTCTTAAACAGACGCTGTAGTTCAGCGATAGTAATGGATGGTTTGTTTCTTTTATCATTCATTCGATCAGCAAAGTGACGAGTGAATTCTATATCAACATCAAACTTATTTAGTAGTCTGTCAGCAAATTTCTCTAAGTCATTTAACTCTTTTTGAGAAACTTCTTCCATCATACTCCTAATAGATAATCCCTCAGAAACCTTTCGTTTCTTTTCTTGCATAGGCGTATCTTTCTTATACTTTTTAACTAACTTATCAGTTCCTTCTTCACCAGCACCAGACTCTTCTGGTACGCAGTCAGGTACCATCTTAGCACCTTTCTTCTTCATTCCAACTTGTTTGTAACCTTTCCAACAAGCTTCATCCAGTTTTTCAATCGAATTCAACCACTTTCGGTATTCCTTACCGTTAGACTCGACTATAACAAAGTTAGCGCCTAATTGAATAACCTTACCGATTTCTTCAGATTCTTTGATGACAACCATATCGCCAACGGAGAATAATTCTCCACGTACAAACGCTTCTCTTTCTTCTGAAAGAGGAGTAAGTGACACATGATTTCGGAATTCGGTAGTTTCTTTTAGTCCCATACCCGAACGAACATCGTTGAATAACTTACGTGCGTCCGAATTAGACATAGACTTAGAAACACCTTGAGAGAATGAGACAAAGTCATTCTTTTTGGCGTTCTCTCTTTGTTTAGATGCGGACATACCCTCGACACCTTCAGCGTCAGGGTCTCTTGCACCAGCAGAAACAATGTTAATATTCTTAAAGTTGTAGAATCCGTGTCGAGCTTTGACTCCGTTGTATTTCTTTAGGAGTACATCAAACTCACGAACTCTATCAGCACCAACAATCATAGTTACACTCTTATAACCTTGATCATAAAGAGATACAACCGCATCAAATGCTGTCTTAACTTTCTTGTCAATCATGATGTTCCTACCGTGTTTTGGGAACATCTTTCGAATATGTTTTACCTTGTCTCCATAAGAGAGTGGGTCTTTCTTGGAGTTTTGTGATTGAGACACATATACTTTATAGTCATTCTTACCAGACTTTGCGGCAAGAGTGTCCATGACTTTCCCATGACCAATAGTAGGAGGATTCATTCTCCCAAACGTAAAAAATACCGATCGTTCTTCTTCAACTAGATATTGAGAAAAATTCTTAATTGGCATTACTTATTACCTTCCTTATTCTTACTTCCTCGTTTTTTCTCGATCTCTGCACGTCTTACCTTGGGTAATGATTTACGTGCAATTCTATCTATACGATTCTTAAAGGCAGGTTTTTCTAATCTCTTTTCAATTTCCTTCTTTCTGGCCATTGAGAGGTCAGCTTTAGGAATATCTTTAGTAATTTTTTTGACCATCATGTTTCGTGCTTGTCTTCTAGCACGAACCTTGAGTTTGTCAATGGATGCCACTTTACGTGCGGCACGTCTTTTACCCATAGCAATTTTAGACTTCATGCGCTTCATCATTCTACCACGCGCACGTCTCTGGGCAATGTCAAGAACTTCGTTGGTATCTTCTACCTCTTCGTTCTTTCTTTTCTTTGATTTTTTTGCTAACTGTTCGTCACCAGTCATGGTGTAATCAACAGCAATAAAATCCTTTAATCCTAGAATTTTCTTGGCCATTTTAGTTCCTAGTTGGTTTATCCCATCCTTTAAGTATATCAGGTGAAAAGTTATTGTATGAGAACTCCATACGATCAACTAACTTCACCGCATCACCACCAATTACATCAATAGCTACGTAACCTTCTTCTCCAGTTACCTTGTAACCATTGGGTGTTTTGACAAATGTGTCAATTTTCTTCAATCTGTTAAGTTTATTTATAAGAATTAACTTCGCAAGTACGATACTTTTCTGTAATTCGTACATACTAATAAGAGATTTTCTGTTCTGAGGAGAGAAGAATTTTAGTATTTCGTCTAACTTCTTCTGCTGAACACCTTTACCCTTCTCAGTCTTCCTCTTATCTATCTCTTTCTGGTACTTAGATTCTATCCATTTCAACAATCCTTTTACGTGCATAGAAGTGTTACCTATGATCATTCCTTTGCGCACTAAAGTGTTGTTGTATTGTTCCAGTAGTTGTGCGAGATCTTGGTTACTCTCCAGTTGTCGTAAAGTAGTTCCAGATATCTTATTAAACAAGACTCCACAAGTACTTAGGTGTTTATTAACTTCCTCAGTTTCCTTCTCATTCATTGTGGCACTAGAGACATCACGCAACATTGCATCCTGTGACCATACATTGGTAGATTTTTTGAACCTAGAAACATCAACCCCGTATGAAGCCTTCATAGACTCGAAGGTGTTTCCGGTATAAGTAGTGTGCCATACAATACCAATCTTAGCACGAAGTATTTCTTTAGCTTGTTCTACCGGAACCGCATATGCAATAGTGTTTGGATGAAACACAACATAACTTGTACCGTCAATCTTTTTCTTAGATAAATCTTGTTTTGAAAATACGAAGTCACCTTGGACAACTCCTTTGATTCCTAATTCTGGAAGATACTTTAATGCATCTTTCATCTTTGAAGCCAAGTCTCCAGACATATCCTTATCAATTTCTTCGTCTGTCTTATAAACCTTTGGGTTCTTGGCGAAGATTCCTTTCTTCGCTACAAAGAACTTGCCGTCCGAAGGATCTTGTCCAGCGAACACAGCGGGTGCGCCATCCCATTTTACTGAGAGTTTGGAAGACTTCTTCCCAGCCAACATATCTCGCAAACTCCTTAATGCAAAGATAGCCTGACGTGTACCATTCACGCCCCCATAGAGAACCTTATCCTCTATGTGGGTCATGTGAGTGTTCTTTTGTTCTGTTATAAATTGATTAAATTGCATAATAGTTACTTATAAGTAAAATCGCACATCATTCGCGTAGGATAACCATCACCACCCTGAGTGTCTCTTATATTAAGTTTCATGGTGTAGGTTGGAGTTTCTAATACCATGTCAACTCTTCTGCCTCGACCAGTTTTTCCACCATAAAATACTGTTAGAGATTGCGGTTTGGATGCTATCTGCATAGATTTTTTATTCATCTGTTTAGATAATATCTTTCCACGCATCTTATGAATGATATGATAACCGTAACCGACACCACTTTCTAAAAGTTTTTTTACAGCATTATTGTCATATTTAATAATTTTTCTCTGAAAATTTCTCCCATCAAAAGTTTGATTAAATACCGAACAAAATATATCGGAATCTATCCCAAAGGTTTTTAATAATTTCAGACCATTAACATTTGTTATATTATTATTCTTTATTTCGGTAGGAGTTAAAATTTTTCTAACCCCAACATTGAAAAAGGTGGTAGTTGTACCTAGTTTAAGAGAAAGGTATATTTTTTCGGAGTCTGTGTGCAATGTAATATCAGTAACAGATTTTCCTATATCATTACCAGTACCCTTAGTGTTAGTCAACAATATAGTTGGAGAGAATTTTAAAGGCCTTTTGGTATTTTCCCCACCAACAACATCAATTTTTAATGTAGAACTTCCTCGAAGATTATATGTATTATCGATATCCTCAATAGCATCTAACATTTCTTTGTTAATACCTGTAGTATCACCTTCCCACCATTTTAATATAGCATCAGCAAACTGAGGTTCAAAGAGATTTCCTCGGTTGTTTACTCCACGATTTCCCGAACTACCATTTCCGAATTTAATTTTTATTTTATCTAATTTTGCGTTTCTTTTTATTTGTTGTAAAGTTATAGTACCATCAATAGCACGAGAAACATTAACATTTCTAGGTTTATTTTTATCTATATTGATTGGAGACTCCATTCCAGTGGTCTCCTTAAGATAGTGAAACAATGTAGTAATTTCAGATTGTTCCTTACCACTAAGATTTTTTATGCCCTCAGAAAGCTCAACTCCGTTTTTTGGAAAAAAATTATAAGCCATTTTAAAATATCCTGTAAAATTTAATTTATAATCATAATATACACTATGAAATAAAAATTGTCAAGCCCTTTATAATGGTATTTCAACTAATTCGTGTTCTCTATCCAAATATTTGTATTCTAGTTTAGTGACATCAAACTCTTTAAGTGCATTGAAAATCTTCTGTGGTTCAAAATCACCGCAAGTATACACATCAAGTTGCACTAGAGCGGGAGATCTGTGATCCCAGACATGAATTGCGATATGAGAAGTTTCTATAATAACAACTCCTGTAGCTCCTTCGTTGCCCTTTACATCGACATATGCGCTGATAGGACCCCTACATACTTTCATACCTATCAATTCTACCATATTTTTCAACCACCGTTCCACATATTCAGGACATGTAGGAGGGTCCATGCACTCAGCACGTATTATCAAATGTTTATGTACTAACATTGTCTAACGCCTTATTTTATTATAGTGGATTATTATACCACTATTTATAATAAAACGCAAGTGGATTCTTGTTCCTTATTATATTTTGCGATAGTTTCTCTGAGAGGACGAACCCAATTGTCACGATGTTCGACAAATATTTGTGGTTCATTCGCACCATCAACCGATATAATGGTAACCAACTGAGTTATTGGTCTACCAGTTCTTTCTTCAAACATAATAGCATAAGCAGCTTCTTGCATGAAGTAGTTATTGATCCAATCTTTTCGCTTTGGTTTCATAGAAGTTTTGAAGTCGATGATGGAAAGTTTTCCGTTATATTCTGCAATGCAGTCGACTCGGCCAGCAACACCAAGATGGTTACTGTAGAGGGGTGCCTCTTGGGCATAGACATTATCGATATTACTATCGAGAATTGGTTTGACATCATTAAGAGAAGCGACAATATCGGGAGTATAACCCAAACGATAATCTGGATCATTGTCGATATACTTTTCAATGATTTCGTGAACGGCAGTTCCACGAGTAGATGAACGATAGGAAATCCTATTAGCTTCCTTCTCACCAACTCGAGCTCGCCACTTGGCAATAGAGTCCCTACTTAGAATAGATAGGACTGTAGTTATAGAAGGTAAGTTCACACCTTCGGGTGTTCTGTACTGACGACCTTTATCGGTAGTTACCGCAGTCATCTCTTTCAATTCAATATCAACATGATTGAACATAACAAGTTCTCACTTTAATCATTAATGTAGGGGGAATTATAACACACTTTTCATTCATTGTCAAGCATTTTCTAATTTTCTTAGTCTTCTTTTTTCTAGTTTCTCGTGCATTGCAAGACACTCGGCACGGAACTCTTTCTCTTCTCGAAGCTTCTCCATACGTTTTCGAGACTCCATCCACGCATCAAATGTGAGAGGAGTTCTAGATTTTCCTACGGACAGCTTTCTTCGTTTGAATTGGGACTTAAGAATATCTCTTTCTTTGGTTCCCATAAAGGTACCAACTAATTTCAGAAGAGTTCTTCGAAAAGATCTACCATGATGCATATGACCTAGGCAGTGCGTAAGTTCATGAATGAGAGTGTACCTATTGAATCCACCATCAGAGTTTAGTACTACAGTGAATCCATCAGTCTTACCACTAAATCGAGTGCTCTTTCTTTGCATCTCAACTATCTTAGGTTGACTTCTAATCAATGACAACACGTCTTCTTCGACACTTTCCATCCAAAGCTTTCTCCAAGTCTTAGACTTGTATATTCGCTTTGCATATTTTTTAGCTTCTTCGATAGTACTGAACTCGATGTCTTCGATCTTTCTCTGAAAGGCCCACTCAGCACTATAGGTCTTACTTCGTTCAGTATCTCTACCACGACTGCCTTTATTTTGTTTGTTTATGTGGTTCCCTAAGTACTGATTATACTTATATTCATCAGAGTCGTAGTCAGGGTAGTCAAAGTAATTATACATTACTGACCTCCAACAAAAGCATATCGAGGATTTTCGCAGAACATTCCAACTTCGTCAAAACCTAAAAGACAGAAACCATCTAAAGGATCAGTACCAGCTTCATATTCTACTAGTTCATAACCAGAACGAAATTCTCTAACATCTTTTATATCTACTTTAATAACTTTCATAATATTTTCTCTCTCAGTTCTCATAATCAATACAAGTATTATACTTCATTGGGCAAGTATTGTCAAGTATTATTTTCAAAATAAGTGAAAAAAATTAATATTCGAACTCGAATCCTTCAAAGAAGTTTACGAATTCTCGGTAGTCTTCGACTTTAAAGAATAAAAATTTGTGAGAGTCATCTGGGTTAGCGTGTCTTTGACGGTGGTAGTTTTGGGATTCGAAGTTATTCTTACAAAAGTATGTAGCCGTCCAATACGCCATAGTGGAGTACGTATAAGTCGTCTCACCCATCCAAGATTGTTTGAAGTCTGATATCTCTTGCGGTGTCACTAGTCGATTTCCTCTACAGTTACTCTGTACGTCTTTCCATTTACATCGACAACATCTACCCATTTTGATGTAGATACCATATAACCCTCTTCTGGTTCAAGATCCATATTAACCTTACCAACAGATTTAACAACACCTTCACCAATCCTATCTTTTTCTAGTGCTGGTTGAAGTATAGTGTAAGCGATGTAGTCGCAGTAGGCCATGGTCATATTATTTCACCCATACTTTGTGGTACTTACTAGGAAGATTATCACATGAATAATTATCATTAGAATCATAATTAATAACCTTGACACATTCCTCAGTAGAGTTGCTAACATAAACGTCAGGTATAGTTATAGAGTTTATTAGTGTTACAAAAAATAAGAATGTTACAAAAAGCAACAGAAATCCTAGTAGAACAGTTTTTAAATTTTCATTCGTATTCATCATTTATATTTTCTCCAATGTAATTTCCATAATAATCATAATTTGGGTCATTTCTTAATTTTTTTATAGCTTCTATTTCATAATGACCAGTAATCAACATAAAAAAGTGTAATACTTTATTCAATAAATTCATCGTCTTCCTCCAGTACTTCGAGTAACATTTCGAGTCGGTTTCTTTCTTTAATTATCCTTTCCGACATATAGTCAGGCAAATTATCAAAATCCTCATCTTGCATAAGAAGAATAAAACCTTCAAGTTCTTCTGACAATTCTTTATGCGCTATAGCTAACGGTGTCATACCTTCTCCTTATTATCAATACAAGTATTATAACAGATTAAACAAGTATTGTCAACCTATTTTACCAACATTTTTCATAGAGACTATCTTCAAGATCGTATGCTTCAACTTCCCAAGGTTCTTCTCCACTAGTCTCCATACCTTTCCAAGTATCACCTTGATCGTTTATTTCTCCTCTCAACCATTGCTTTGCATGAACCATCTCATGAGCTAAGGTTTTCATCATGGATTCCATATCCAATGGATTACCACAACTGTTTCTTGCAATATCAATTTCAACTTCTTCTCTATCACCCAGACAATATCCTTGGGCATCGGAATCCAATTCATTTTTAAATGTAACAGTAATTGTTTTTGTTCGGAGTCGGTGAATACCTAACTCTTTAGATAATGCATGGATGTAAGATTCCACACGTTTTTTGTTTTTAATACGACCTGAAATATATAACAAATTCATATGAACATCTCTCAGTAGTAAGTAGACATTTTACCACATACTGAGAGGAATGTCAAGTCTTTTTTTTTTATTTATCTTCAGACTTAAACAATGTCCAAAGACCGTAACCAAGGCCTACCCAAGCGATAAGTTTAGCGATACCACCAAACAAAATAACCGATCCGCAGATACCAACCAAAGTGATTCCGTCCCAAGATGTTCTTTCACCCATTAACTTTTTTAAGTATGACATTTATTTATCCTCTTCTATCCAATTATCCAGATGCTCAATATAAGCACCAATGTTATGGTCACTAAAATTATCAATGCGACCAACCTTAATACCCATCCACATTCCTCTCAACTTGTCCTTGACTCTTTGCCAAGTAGTTAGATCACGAACCTGTCCATAGGCATTGATATAACAAGAATCTCCATGATGAGTATAACCCATCAATACCAAAGGAACCGTAGTAACAATATCGTTATTATTTCTCCATCGGTAATGTTTTACCGGAAGACTTTGACAGTATCTTCTCCAACCAACTCTAGGGGAACCGTATGTATAAAGTTCCTCAACATTGGGCATATCCTCGTCCAAAGTACATCTTGCAGCTATGATAGTTGCCATTGCAGCACCCAGACTATGACCAGTCACCCACAAAGTTCTCTTTGCGAAAACTTTAGGTACTAGATCTTCTTTTATCATAGGCCAGAGTTCATCCACCTCTCCTTTAAATCCTCGGTGAACCCTACTTATAGTTTCGGAAATAACAGGTATTGCTTTAAGATCAGCACTAATATCATTAAACTCTGTGGGTTGCGTTCCCCTACAAGCAATAACCAAATCTTTTTTATTCTGAAAACGATATGCCTGAGCACCATCCTTATCATAAAATTCTACTTGAGTAAAACCAAGTTTCTTAGATTCTTTTTTAGCTTCCTTCAAAGGTAGGTAAGCGATAGCACTAAGTTTTGCGAACAGAGAACTTCTCTCTCGGACATTGTTTAATAATATACTCATAGTTCTTTCTCCAATTCTATAATTCTAGCTTCTAGTTGATCTATTTTTCTGGCAATATTGGGATTTACTTTCTTCCAAGCATTGGGATCTTGGGTTAACCAAGTCCATTCATACTTCTCAACTAAACTATCTATTAGAGTGTCCCACTTACCAAATGCCCACATAGCAACCTTAGTGTCTCTCATGTAAGCAATAAACAATGCACCTAGAATACTTCCACCTATAGCGGTGTAGATCCACAAAGTGTCACCAAACATACGTTCAATATTTTCCCACATAACTACAATCCTTTATGAAATTTAAGCAACTTCTTAAGTCGATTAAGTTTTTTGCTATACCTAGGACCCTTATTAGATAAGAGTCTTATCTCTCTTTCCAGTTTTATTCCGTAAGTATCAAGTTTATCTCCGTCAACAAAAACCTTTCGGTCTTCCTTGATGTCAATACTCCATTCTTTCATAATATATATTCCTTAATTATCTAGTCTTATTTTTCTTTTCTTGTGATACCCATTTCTTAGCAAGTCTAGATGATGGAGGTTTCTTTGACCATTGTCCCACACCTTTATATGCTGCCATAGTTTCTTTCTTAAAATCTTTTCCATCACTATTATCAACTATGTATGTGTTAGATTTTCCAAACATCTGTTGAAACTTTCCAATATTATCTTGTACAGCCTGCCACATAGGAGACAACATTTTTTTACCGATAGATCTTTTACGTTGTGCATCACGATCTACAGCTGTATCAAGATTAGTATTAACAATAATGATGGCAGTTTCGTAACCCATTTTTTCAAGTTCTTTCTTCTGTTTTAACATCTTATCAGCATCCTTACCTGTGCCATCGATAACAATACCAAGACGACCTTTGAGATACATCTCTTTCTTAGTTGCTGTAAGATCTGAAGCCTTTCCTCTGAGTTCTTGGCCCTTTACAGAAAATATATTATCCGGACTCATCTCCATTCCAGCCTTCTTCATCGCATTCTCAAAAGCGTCATCCGAATTTATTACACGAAAACCAAATGAAGTTAGAGCAGTCTTTCCGACAATAAAAGATTTACCTGAACCCGGCCCTCCAGCAAGGAACACCGCTTTAAATATAGCGGGATCATTTACACCTTCTTCGAGATGTTCCAGTTCCTCACAGAATTGTTTAAACTTTTTCACGATTTATTTTTCCAAGGTTTTAATAGCTGCTTCAATTAGATCTTTCTTTTTAGTAGGAAGTTTTTCTGAAGTTCCTGACTCAAGAACGAAAGTTTTTAGTTCGCTAACTTTCATCTTTGAAAGTTCAGAATACTTTTCGTCCAATTCTTTTTTGTTCATTGGTTTTGTTTTTACTTTTTTATCCTTATTAGATAACCAAAATAAAACACCGATAACCGAAAAAAAGATTACCATAACTACTATATCATTACTCATTTTTCTTCTCCTATATTCCAGAGTGGCAGTTTGCTTATTATAACACAGAAATATGTGTTTGTCAAATACTATTTATTATTTATATAAGTTTGGGTTTATAAATGGTTATTAGTTCTTCCTTACCTTTAACCTTTATGTTTCCTATTTCTTGACATCTAAAACTATCACTCAGTTGTTCTTGTGTATAACTAGATATAATAGTCTTATGTTCTAAGTAATCTCCTCGTGCTGCCGTAGCTTCTAGTCTAGCTGCCAAGTTGACCGCATCTCCAATAACCGAATAGTCAAATCTGGATTCACTACCCATGTTGCCAACAATACAATCGCCGGTGTTAATCCCAGTACCAACATTAATGTCAGGAAGGCCGCGGGCTTTATAGATCCCTTTAAGTTCATTTGTTTTTTCTTCTATTTCAATAGCTGATTTAACTGCCATTTCAGCATGGTTTTCACAGGGCAATGGTGCATTCCAAAATGCCATTATGCAGTCCCCCATATACTTGTCAATAGTTCCTCCATTAGATAATATAATTTTTGTCATAGCGTCTAAGAATTCATTTACCAACTCTACTAATCCTTCAGGGTCGTCTTTATTTTTATAGTGTTCACTGATAGGAGTAAATCCACATATGTCCATAAAAAGAAAGGACATCTCTTTCTTCTCTCCTCCAAGTTTTAGGAGTGAAGGATCCTTCTGAAGCATATAGACCATGTCTGGAGATAGATAAGTTCCAAACTGTTTCTTTATCTGCTCTTTGAGTTGGAAAGTAACATAGAATCTATTAAAAGAAGAATGCGCAAATACTATAAAGGATGACATCACCGGATACAATACATCCAGTAGTATAAGAGATTCCATCCAATAGTAATGACCCACAGCAACCCAACTAGACATTATTCCTAATGAACCGAGAGCAGAAAACCATGTCGGTGTTTTGTAGACTATGAGAAGGATAAGAAATGAAGACATAATGATGACTAGTATTTCTAACTGATCTGCATACCAAGGCCTTTGTATTTGAATACCGTTCACCACAGTAGATATTAGGTGTGCTTGGATATCATGGGGCAACATAGCACCCGTAGGAGTTGCTACAGGATTGACTAATCCTCCGGCGCTCAAACCCAGTATGATTATTTTTTCGTCTGGTAGAGGGTCTCCAAAGGATACTCTTTCGTAGGTGTTCCAATAGGCTATTTGTACATTTGAGTTTGGTGTGGTGTACATAGGAGGAAGTGAACCCATTCTCACCCACTCCACTCCAGCTTCTTTTATTTTTATTGCAAGGTTGGGTTGGAACTCCCAGACACGAAGTATCTCTAAAGCAACAGAAGGATAGAGGTGGTCGTTAGATAGTACTGCTAAAGGAGACTCCCTAACAATACCATCTACAGAAGGGGCGACAGTAACAGTTCCGACTCCGGCAGAGTCCTTTCCCATTATAGGATTTCTTATTCCGTTGTAGGAATACAACCAGTCAGAAGGATTTCCATTACCGAGTTTGCCGAACCCCCTAGGAGGCGCCTCGTTGCTCTCTAACTGATTTGTTGTTAATGAGGATAAGATGACATCCCTATTAGACATAGAAGATATAAGTTTTTCATCCCCACCGAACCTATCCTTTTCAGTAAAACCCATATTGAAAACATAGGCACTATTCTCTGGAGAAGACATTAACCAGTCTGCATATATGTCTCGACTAAATGGAAACTGACCGTACTTATCTAAAGCCTTCTCGTCGATATCGACAATGACTATGTTGTCAGATTGTATAGGTTCTTGATATGACTGAAGAGAATCAAAATAATTTAGTCGGAATTGTTCGACTAACTTGGGGTCCATTACTCTTACTGTACATAATAGAAGTATTGTTATGATAACAACTTTCCAATTATACATTGTACTACCAGTCCTTTAGGATATTGGCCATTATCAATATGCCACAGAGAATATTTATTCCTACTATGACAGTTCTTATTATCGCTATAGCATTCTCGGAATCTGGGTTGTAGCCATCCTCTTCATCGAATGCTCCCAAGGAATGTTTCCATATCTGCCAATATTTTTTCATTGTTGTGTTACCGTAATTGTGCAACCGCCCAAAGTTACGCAGTTCTGTGTTAAGGTGTAGTTCATAACGCCACTACCTTGTTGTGTAAGATTTAATGTGGTTGGGTCTGAACCATCTAAAGTCACATTAGCCGTATGAGTTCCATACAATTGGTTGACCGTAACATCATTAGAATCATTATCTATATTAAGTGTTAGATTTTTTTCTCCACTTCCAGCTTGTGTGTAAAAGACATCATTACTATCAGAATCAACATCTATGGACAAGTTGTGATCGGGGTTAGCTGTACCAGATTTCTGACCGCCCTTGATAGTATTACTACCACCTTGAATATCAACATAAAGTGTATGTCCAGCATCCTCATGGGTATCCCTATCACAAGATGTGTCTGACATTCCTCCAGCAAATTTACATCCTTGACCTACATTTACGGTATTATTATTTCCGTTAACATCAATGTACATCTTATTTACATCAGAACTAGTCGTGTTATTCCATTGTTGTGTGGTAATAGAATTTCCATCTCCAGATATTCCTGACCCAGACTTCAACAACTCATTTCTATTTCCTTCTTGAAGGACATCCATAGTTAGTTGGTATCCACTCATCGCAGTATCGACTTTGTTGTTGTCACCAAATTGTCTTATTTTTAAGTTAAGGTTATCACCGGACTGATTGATATATATCTCATTATCAGCGCACAATTCGATACTAAACATTATAATTATAAAGAATATGTTTTTCATATTAATTAACCTGAGTGATGTTTATAATAACACTCTGTCCGTCACCCAAAACTATTTCAGATTCTTTCTGATTAGATATAGTTCTTATGGTTGCGTTCTGAGACATTAACAATGTAAGGCTTATTATACCATCAATGTTTCTATAAAATTTTACAGTTCCTAGACCAGTGTCGAGTATAGTGTTGTACTGAGTGTCGACATTAAAACCTAATGTGGTTCCGGTAAGATCTATTCCTGTATTTAGTTTATCTTTATCTAGTCCTGTCATCTTATCCAAGTCAGCAATAATATCTAAGACATCTTGGAGAAAATCTACATCTAGATAATCAATATCCAGTTCAGTAAATTCTAGATCATCATATTCTAAGTAATCATTTTCAAGTTCATTGAACTCTAGAAAATCTACATCTAATATATTGTCCGAAGAATTTTCAGAAGACAATCCCTCTTCCCTTTTTACCTCTTCAATTTCTTTCGGTTCTACTATGATGAATATATTACTAATCATAGTGGTGTTGATTCCTGACAAGACGACTGGTTTTGTCGGAGCAGTATCATAGGAGGACACCACAGAAGCTTGATAAGGTTCTTCCAATAAAGTTGTTCCACCATTATTGCTTATCATTATCTTTCCAGAAGACTTACCAGTCTTTTCGTCAGGCAATAATATTATAAGAGATCTTCCGATCTCATCGATAGTGGTGGTGAAGTCTGTCCCAAGAACTGCGATCTGTGCGGTGGGAGTAGTGAGGTTTATATTAGATTTTTTTATTCTTTTACCGCGTCCAGAAGTAAATCTTGCGGTACCTTGAGCCATGCGGATAGCCATCCTAGACTTGGATGGATCAGGATCGTAATATGCCTCGTCAATATATATTTTTGTGTGTTCTATCAATGAAAGTTCTTCCTCATCCTTAAACTGAATGAGCATTCTTCCATTACCTGTTACCGCAGTATCCAACAATTTTATTTCTGGGACATTTTTTTCAGAAACAGAGAGTTCCTCACCACCCTTTCGAACTAGTGAGGCAACTCCATTTCTTTCTACTATATCACCAATAGGATCGGTAGATCCCAGAGATATATTAGTTAGCGTCAGACTGAATAATATTAATATCTGAATGAGTGGTAGCAAACGTCGCATCGAGTATTGCATTGTTAGTAACTCCAGTTGTGGAACCAGTATTCTGACCCACGAAAACAAAGTTATAATCACCAGTCACACCGACCGTTTGTCTGTTATCCGAACCGTCTTCCATACTTGTCTGAATCCAGTTATTAGATCCAGTAACATCCCAGTTCCAAGTGGCGTTGTCTGAATTGAAGAAAACATTCAATGTGTTATCCGAACCAGTAACATCTAGATCCATATCTAAAGTATCAGCTGTACCTTCAGTAGGATCCCAAGTTCCCCAGTATGCAGTTTGACCACTATTTGTCCTAGACCAAGTACTTCCACTAACTGTCCAAAATTGTTCTGCGTTAGACTGATTCCAGAGAGGGGTGGATATGTTATAAACATCATCCGCATTACCAGCTCTTAGAATAACTGTGTTAGTATTACCCGTTATAGCAGAATCTATAGTTAGTGTATCTGCATCATTAGCAACACCTATCTTCTGATTCCATATGTTGTAGTTACCTACAGTGAAATTGTTGATAGTCGAACCAGTAGTTACGATAGTACCAAACATTTTGTTGTAGTCACCATCCTGTTTTAAATCTAAGTACGAGTTGGAAATTGTCATGGTCATATCAATAGATGTACCAGTGAAATCATCTCCACCATATTTGTTACCAGCACCGATTTGTTGTATAGTCAACTCAACATTATCACCACTCTGTGCAATAAAAATCTCATTGTCGTTAGCGTCGCCAGCATAGGCATTAGTCATGATAAGACTGACAACCAACCCTAACAACTTTTTGTTTCTCTTCATATTATTCTCCCTTTAAAGAGTGTTTATTATTAGTTCCATCACTATTGTGTGGATGTCTATGGTTCTTTTCTAAAATCCAATATCCTCTATCATGACCTTGGTAAATTAGTTCTAATACAGCTTCTTCTACTGCGGCACGTGTTGCATATGTGACACTTTCGTTGAAACCATTTCCATCTTCGAATTCTATAAGTTTGGTATCCATATCAACAAACCTAAAGACATCATAACCACCGCCAGCAGACAATATAGATTTCCTTGTCTGTACATTAAGCAATATTTCACCAGTGAGAGTCGATGTTGCCCTAAGACTTATGACAATCGAATCCCTCCTATATTGAGAACTTTTCCCCAGACCTAGGTACCTAGCTCCCCTACCACCACTTTCGATGTTAGTATCATAACCTATGATCCCTCCATCAATAATAATACCGGCGAACAAAAGAGGGTCGAGTTTATTGTTTTTATCTTTTTTCTCCCACTCTTCTCTCGCAGATCTTATAATCTGTCTCTCTCTAACAAGGTTGTCTAACCCTACTCGGTCGACAACCCGAAACCACGAACCTTTGCCCGCAGTTTTTAATGCGTCTATTACAAACGCTTCCGCTCCTTGGGTTACCGCAGTAGAAAAGTCCGCAATGTTATCTCGACTTTTTCTTTGACCCGTCAAGTCTTTAAAACTGTAAACCGCAACTATAGGTTTAACCTTAGCTGCCGGAAGATTCGCAAGTTTCTCCGAAGCCGGTAAAGTCACAACCTCAGCACTTTCTCTACACTCATAAACATATTTGTTTAGAAGACCTACTCGATCTTCACAATCTATTATGGATGGTTTAGGTATTCCAGCGCAACCCGATAGAATAATAAGAGATAATAAAATTAGTCTCATTAAAATCCACCAGCACCGATAGGAACATCCAAAGTAGTAACAGTTCCATCTTCACTGACTACCGTGATTCTTATCACATCAGTACCATCAGCTCCACCACCGTATATAGTTTCATAGGTGATAGAGTTTCCTTCAATCTCAAAAAAACCAGACTCCGAGGAATCTGTATTACCAAACATATTGTCTACCAATTGTTTGGCAATCTGTGCGTATATTCTACTTTCTAAATTACGCAAGAACTTTGCTTGCGTAGTATTGTTTGCATCTCTTTCAGCTTGTGCGATTGCCGATTCTATATCATCCTTTATTTCTTCCCTACGAGATCTTTCTTGATTCTCGATAGTAAGATAATGTGAAGAAGTTCCTATACCACTAAAAGAAGGAGATTTAAACTTATGAGTAATTTGATCTGAGTAAGAGTAAGTTGCACATAGTAATAAACTAATCAATGTTCCGGTTATTTTTTTCATTCTCTTTCTCCTGAATTATCATGTCCAATTTAGTTTTCATACGAATCAAATCATTATCCAACATTCTAACCCTGTCAATAAGTGCTATCAATGTCATATGAGATTCTGAAACTACAGGGTCAACTTCTGTCGTAACCCACTTCCAGATATAAAATATAAAGTAACCCAATCCAAATGCTGCAATAATGGGAAACCCATATTTACTTATAGCATCAGCAATAGTCAATTCTTCCATCAATCCTTTCTCGCATCCTTTTGTCCGTCAGCTCGCGCAATTCTATCTACATCCGGAGCAACTCCAAATGCTTGACACATAAGAACATCGACACGAACAAGTTCATTGTTCATAGTTTTGACACGATTGTCTAAGGATTTTGCAAACCCACGTTGGGTTTTTATGTCACTAAGAACACCATCAAGAATAAATCGTAAAGTTAGGAATACAAAGAAACCCCCAGCGAGAGCGGAGGCAATAGGAAAACCTACATCAGTTACCATTGTAAGAAAGTTCATTCTAGTAGTATCGTATATGTCAAATAAATTATACTACTATTTATAACAGAATCGATCTCTAAATTAAATAAAAGAGCAGTTTTCCACATACTCAGGTGGTTTAGATCCCAAGGTAGCATCAAGGGATATAAACCTATTTATATTTAAATCTCTTTTTCTGAAAATATTTCGAATAGTATTTCAGAAAATTTTTTATTACTTTTTATGCCCGGATGGCCATATCTTAGAACATCATCATTTTCTTCTGCGAGAGTATAAAAATCTTTGTATTTTCCCATACCTAATCTACTATTAGGTTTTAAATTTCCGAGAGATTCTTTTATCCATTCTATCTGTTCTTTTTTGCCTGGGTATTCTTTATCATCCTCAGTACATTCTAATGTTGAAAGTAAATTAGACCAGCAATTCCTATGGAATACCCCCTGAACAAGATTTATTCCCTTTGACTCGCATATAATTTCCATAGCCTTTATTTTTGACAATCCATGAATTAAATCTGTTTTAAAGTCATAACTTGAACCATAATAAATTTTTAATGCATTTCGAATATCTCTATTATAAACATTTCTTAACCTCCAAACAGAATATTGACTCATATTCAGATCTCTTTTCAGTCCTCTAGATATCTCTTCCGATAACGGAATGTTTTCAGAAACTTCTCTTCTCTGCCAAGCGGTCCATATGATTACCATATGTGTCGGAACAATATTTTTAGGGTTTGATAGGTAATCAATAACATCACGAAATATTTTATCGTTACAACCGCCGCAAGAACTTAGGTTAATGTAGTTAGTATTTAATTTTTCTGATAATAAATGTGTGAATGTATAATCCCAATGGGAAGGAGGATTTTCATCAAACCCAGGCAACTCATCACCCCAAACAAAACTACAACCAGAAGTAAGTAACATTAAATTTCCTTTTTCAATCTTTCAATGTAGATGGTAGCGTCCATCAGTTCTTCCTGTAGGTGCGTTAACCAACCCATCAAATCTATATCTGTTCTGGTGGTATCCGTTCCATATTTATCAAATCCCGCTTTAGCTCTAGACCTATAAGAATCCATAACAGATTCTACATTAGGGTCTACCATATCATCTAATATCTTGTGTGCGTCCAACATAGTTAAACTCATAACACTCTTCTCCAATCATCATCGACATCATCATTAATAACCACACTAGTATCTTGATCTAATCCCACTGTATTGAGATTAACATAATCTTCTATCATCTCTCTGACAACATCACTCATAGATATTCCCTTCTTTTCACAAACTTTTCTGAACCTTTCCTTTAATTCAGGCGCTATTCTAAATTGCGTCATTGGTGTTTTCATTGTACTCTTAACCTATCTTGTGATTGATGTCCATTATGAGTTTTTGGAATATACTTCCTATCAATATATTCCCAAGCAATACTATATCTATACGAAGCCTCGCTGGTATTACGATAACAACCATGAACTAAATTGACATCAAAAAATACCGCAAAGGGTTGTTCCATTTCTATATCGATTATAGAGGGGTGAGTTTCGTTTACATTCATCCATCTAAAAAAACCATGAGACTCTTTCTCATGATCATGTATATTTCTATGAGACTCAGGAATTATTCTGAGACATCCGTTTTCTTTAGTCGCACCATTAACAAAAAAATCACAACTTATTAATTTAGAAGAGTCTGCTCTAATGTAATAGTTATCTTGGTGCCAATCTACAGAGAAACCTTCCTTCGGGACCATAGGGAAAAATTTAGATATATAGGTATCAATATCTTTCTTTCCTAATAGTTTTTTGGCAATAGATTTTAGTGTGGTGTTTGATGCTACACCTCTAAAAGTATCGTTAGACTTAAAGGCACCGTCTAACTTACATGGATTATTTGGTGAGTTCATCACCCAACCATTCTTGTTTTCTTTAAGGGAAGTTGCTAATGCTGTTTGAATATGACATTCTTGATTTATATTAAAGTGTTCTTCTTTAGACATAAAGTCTGTAACTATAACATAACCCAATTCATTAAAATTTTCTATGTCATAATTCATTCGGTTTCAATATCTTCTATCAACAAATCTCTAAGGTATCTAGCCTGTTCGTCCTTTACTGTATTTTGTTTACCACCATCATTAACAAACTTATATGCTAGAGTAAGACGTTCACCACCAGCATAAGCAGAGTGCCAACAATGATCTTCGACTTCATGTTCTGCACCAAAATAATAATGACGTGCTTGCCAGCCCGGCACATCCTGTTCCGTCACAATTTTTCCGTCACTGTCTCGGTACCGGAAAAAACCATTACCATCTTTGGACCAAGTGAATAAAACTTGATACGCATTTGCATCATAGTTAGTATGCCATCCCACAAAACCACCTGGCGGATAGTATGATAATAATGCTGAAGTATGAGCACCCAAGTCTGCGGCAAAGTCATACTTCACTTTCTGCATATAATCTGTCCACTGGTCAGGATACTCTCTAACCAACTTCGCAATAGGAATAGCAAAGTATCTATCAGGAGGACCGACCAGTGTGGGGAATCTACTTAGACAATCTTGAAGATACTCTTCTGAACAATAGTACTCTCCTCTTTCCATATCAGACTCTTCATGGTAAGTAAAGCATTTGGGATCTTTGTATGTAGAATTGCTGAACATATCTTCAACAAATCCATCTAAAGTAGAAAGAAGTTCCTTGTTTCGGATAGTGATTTCAGCCATTAGATTATGATCCCACTTGTTGATGTTATGTATGCCTTCTCTATATCTTCATTTACCGGAGTGACAAAAACTATTCCAGCTGTATAGAAAGAAACTTCTTCCGGATTTTCCTTCCCAGTGACACACACTCCCATAGCGAATCCCATACCTTGGTCACCATTAACAACCATCCTAGGATTTTCCAATACAAGTTTCGTAGAAGACTCCTCTTTAATTCTTCCTACATACTCTCCAGCCATATTTACTACTGATACCACTTCACCTTTTTTCATTTGAATCTTTCCTTTCATCTATAAATAATTTTAAAGTTTTGCCTTCATCTTGAGACAACATAACAAGATCCTTAACCTTAAGGTTAGTATAGGACCTACCAGAACCATCAATAACTTCTACTCTACTAACGGATTTAAATTTAAAGTCTAGTTCCATATTACGGTAAGTTCACAAATATATGAGAATTTATAACAAGGAAAAACCAGATACCCACAAAAATACTTACCCAAAATAAAGTAATAAAGTAAGATCCAAGAGATTCTGATATCCTATAAAGAGTGTTAAATAACATCCACATAATAAGTAAGATGCAGGCTATAAAACCGTATATTGGAGAATGAATTGTAGATAATAGAATAGAAAATAAAGACAACCAACACATACCAGAATAAAAAATTAAATTCTTTCTGTTATATTTTCTATTCTCATTTAGGAAATCAATCCATAACCAGATAACTCCAGTACTAGAAAATATTTTCCACAACAATCTTTTTATTTTCATCTCTGTTTATACCTATCATCACATTCCGAATGACCATCACTTATGTGTGTCATAAGAATAAGAAGTTGAGTAGCGGCATGAGCTAAATGATTTCTACCAGACTCAGGATCTAAGTCCTCACCCGACCAAAAAGATGTCAGATGTCTTTGGATAGACGCATAGGTTCGAGACCACTCGGTGTTACCACCATCATGTCTCCAATCATCTCTATCATACTTTTCCGCACCGAATGTCATTACGTGGGCAATCTCCACTAAGGCCTCCGGTGGTATTAAACTTAAATCGGGTTTACCGTTATCATACTTCATAATTTATCCTATAATATATATATTTTTATTATCCTTCTTTGTCTAAATCCCACCTTACTATATTCTTTCCTTTTAAATAACTGAGTAAGCTTTTCTTATTTTTCCACTTGATTAACCACGGAGCGTTATTCCTTTCTGCATCATAAAATACTGCATTAGTAATAACTGTAGGAATAAGTATTGCGAGATGAACTCCTATACTAACAGGAATACTATAACCAAGCCACCCAAAATAGTAGATAGCAATCAACCCAAAAAAACCACTCCACATAGTGAATAAAGCTAACATAAGATAAGACTGAAGTACAGGATCAGGAATATATCTCAAAGGGTTGAATCGGAGGTCCATAACAGACCTCCAAGAATTTACTACAAAATCTAAAAATTTCATTATGCTGCCTCCGCGAAATCAATTGCTTGAGATAGTGCGACTTGTTTACGGTTTTGATTAGAACCAAACCAAGCAGAAGTCATTCGAGTATCTGCACTACGACCCATCTCATGATCAGTCAAGTAAGTTACACTGTTAAGTGCTTGCCACCAAGAACCTCTACCAAACTCTGCGCCAGGCTGAGTCTGAAGAACATCAAAGGCCTTCTGACCGTTAGTGGTCAAGTCTTTGTATTCATTGACAGTAACTTGATTTTTTCCCTGATAAGTTCTAGGGAAAACTTCGTTGTAGTATTTGATCAAAGATTCCGGAGTAAATCTTTTACTCGCAAGGAACTTCGCAACTTCTTTATATTCCTCAAATCTTCGGTGTGCGATACCCATAGTCACTTTGACATGATCAGCATCAAACGCACGTCGATGATTAATCTTCGCACCATTTATAGCACGACCCTTTAGAGCCATCGCAAGACTGTTCATACATGTTACACGAACTGGAGTGAATCGAATATCAATTGATTTTCCATACTCGTGGGGATTGGAGAATAAAAGATAAGAGTCGACTTGATCACCACCAAGTATATCGAAGGACTCTTTGATTCGAGCCATCGCATAAACCATCTTACCGCCTTTCAGAGAACCGGCAGTAGACATTTCCATACCACCCTCTAAGCAGTACTCATTGAAAAATTCAAATGCAGTTTCGTTTTGACAGGGTTCCCAATTACCACCCACTTGGGTTAGGACCTTATTGTCAGAAGATCGAACGAGAGCTTCCTTACCAGTAGGTATAAGATCTACGCCTTCCTTTGCAGCAAAGGTAGGACATTTTTCAACGGTCCAATTAGTTCCAGACTTCTCCATCATTTGTTGTGGAGATAAGTCATTAGAGACCTGAGTCCCAATACCCCAAGGGCACTTACCCACAGTCGCAGAAGTTTCTATTTGTAGTACATCATTCATGCTCATAATATAATCCTATATGTTTTCTCAGTTTTAATACAAGTATTATAACATAAAGGAATAGTTTTGTCAACACTTATTTTAAAAATAATTTATCGAATGATATCAATATCTTCAGCATTAACATTCCAAGTCTCAACTTGGTGACGTAGTCTGTTATCTGACTTAAGATTCTCGTATCGTTTAGAAGCTTTCTTTCTCCACCATTCAATAACATTCTCAAGTTCGAATCTATCAAAGTTCTCTTTCTTTATTAAAGTATCAGTTTCTCCATTAAGATATTGAGGAACATTATCATAACCGTAAGTAGAATAAAAGGAACGTTTCTTTTCCGTTAATCCTTTAGCGTCTAGGAAGGTCTGACAGAACTTCGCATAGGCATCTTCATCACATGACTTGAGAGAGGATTTGATAATAGATACCATTTTAGTTTGCGTCTTCAATTTTCTAGAACTGGCATCAACCGGAACCAGAGACATACCATCATTCTTCTTTATAAACCAATCATTTAGTTTTCTGAAGTTATCATCATTTATTAATGGAGCAAAGTTTGAGTCTGTCAGACCGTTAAATCGTAATAAAGGCTTCATACCATCGTACATAGATGAAGACTTGGATGAACCATACAATGAAGTAGTTTCGAACATACAGATATTTGCATTGTATTTTTTATTCAAAGTTTCTCTAACTGTATGAGAACAACATATAGCTGCGAGAAGTTTACCGCCTAGGTAATTAAATCCAAATGGTTGTGAAGGTACAATATTAAAACCCATTATAACGGAATCATTAAATCTCTTCATCGTAGAAGGGTCAAGAGTGTTTAAAGGTTTACCTAACCACTCATTTCTAGGACGAGAATTTATTGTAGGAGAACCGAAACGAATCATTCCCATAACCATTCCGGAGTTTTTCTCTTTGACCAACCACAACATTTGTTTGCCGGGAATACTCTTCTCGACCGGAGCTGAAGTTGTTATCTCCATGTAGGACATAAACTGATCTTGTCGACAAGGAGATACCACAAAATCCATATCATTAGGATGCATATCAAACTTATCAAATAAATCGTTTTCTGGACCCATGCCGGGCAAAGAATAAGGAAATGTTTCCATTCTTTCCATTTTTATTTGACGCATATAATCATCAATGCGATTGAAGGTATCAAAGAACTCTTCGAATACATTTGCAGCGAAGTAGGCGTCAGTCTTGTTTAGAATCATAATAATAAAACCTAATAATATAAAGTGTATTATACACTAATCAAAAGAAAAAGTCAAGAATTTTTTAATGGTCTTCATCACTGTCATATTCGACATCGATTATTCCTTGAGACTCAAAAAAACTTAAAGTGGATTTTATACCCTGTTGGTTTCCATAGTACCTACCTGTATAATATGATACAGCCATTAAGACTAAACAGGTAAGAGTGAATTCGTAACTAGTCATAAAACTTTCCTTACATTTTGAAGTTTGAGAAATTTCCCTTCTCAGATTTTATTCTTTGTCCAGAAGCACTGTTATCAAAAACTGGACCTGTATCTTCTTCAGGTTTGTTTAATACACAAAGACTTTCATCAACATCATGAAGGCGCATCTTAGATCTTTCTACACCTATAGTAAATCTTTGATTCACACTGGGATCATTGTATCTGTTTTTTAATTGTTTAACTAATATCTGATTGTTGTTAGAAAGTTCATCATTAGATATTAAAGCAAACATTAAGTCAGCTGTCGCAGGCAGACCGAAAGATTCTGAAGTATCTTCAAGACCAACATCATCATTACTATAACCAGATCTTGTGGTTTGAGTCGCGGACATAATTGGTAAGTTAAATTCTACTGCAAGACCTCGCATCTCTTCCGCGATAGACTTAATATAAGTATAAGAATTAATAGAACCTCCCATAGACTTCATTCTAGATGAGGCGCAAATATTCAGGTAGTCAATATAAATAAGTTCTGGTACAAAATTCTTCTTAAGTTTCAACTCATTTAATAATGCACGAAAATGTGAAGTATTCGCCTGACCCGTCGGGTATTCCTTAATAATAAGTTTACCCTGAGTCTTATCTGCAATTGACTTAACTCTATCCTTGAACTTGTCCTCTTGCATATACTCAAGAGAACCTATGTCAACATTCAGAAGGTTCGCATCAATACGTTCTGCGATACGTTCTTCCGCCATTTCCATAGTAATATATAGGACATTACGACCCTGTGATAAAGCGGAAGCTGCACAGTGACACATGAATAAAGATTTACCAACACCAGTTCCAGCGAGAGCAATATTCAAAGTCTTGTTAGGAAGTCCACCCTTAGTAATACGATTAAAGTAATCTAGATCAAAAGGAATGCGTTCCTCTTGTCTATGGTAAAACTCAAATCTCTCGTCTATGTTCTCTAAGTAATCGTGACCAACTGCTGTATCGAATGTTACAGCCAGTGCCTTACTCAGGACATCAGGAATAGCATTCTTTGATAGTGTCTGATGTTTTCCATCAATTATCTGAATTGACTCCATCACACTATTAAACACGGCACGATCTTGACACCACTTCTCAGTAGAGTCAATTAACCATTCTAAGTTTTCTTTTTGGGGAGTAAATATATTTGGCAATATTTCTATTGCGTGTCTATACTGTTCGTCGTTTAGTCTGTCGCCAGAATCGATTTCAATTTTGAAAGCTTCCATACTAGGAAGTTTATTGTATTTTGCAATGAATAACGTGAACTCTTTAAAGAGGCCCTTATAGACCCCCTCAAAGTATTCGGGTTGTAAAAATGCAGCAACCTTTCTTGCGTAATCATCATTCGTTAACAGATTCCTCAGAATCGTCTGTTCCAGTGTTATCTCCAACTTCATCATCTCCTGTAACTAAGCTGCCTTCATTATATGCTACCTCAAGAATATTCTCAAGTATTTTTGTGGTCTTGTTTTGTAAATCAACATCTTCAGATGTAAGACCATCAATGGGAGAGGAGACTACTGAGAAACTAAATTTCAGTCTATCTATCTCTCCGTCAAATTGTATGTTACCATACACAATTACAGTTTCAACAAAATCTCCAGTAAGAATTCTTACGTGCCAGGCTTGTTGGTTACTTGCTTCACCAACAGGCACTAACTCATAATCTACATTCTCAGTTTGATTATATTGTTCATTCATAATAATACCCTATTATACACTATTCGAAGGGGTTTGTAAACCCCTATTTTCAACTATATGCAACTGAAGCTTCTTCAACAATAGGTTCTACAAGTTCCGGAGAATTGTAACCTATTTTGTAAGTCTTCTTCAAAAACTCTGGGAAGTCTGTTGTTTCCAAAATAGGTTCCCAGAAATCTGCTGTTAGAGTTTCCTTTAATCTTAATTTGGAACCTAGAACTTCTCCTGTAGTCAAGTCCACTCTCTGGTACCAACCATTAGATGGTTTATCGACATACCCTCCAGCAAGTGCGGCATCAAGAAGACCAGAATACTTCTGTACACCACCAGCCCAAGATACACCGATAGGAATCTTAGACTTCTCTTTAACATAACGAGACTTCTCTACGTTGATCACAAAGTCATAACCAACTACCTCAGTACCCTGTTTCTCTTGACGACGACCGATAATCCAAACATTGTCCGCACTATACATGATACCAGTACCACCACTTACTACATCTTTTGGAAACAGACCAATCTCTTTATAAGTGTGATTGATTGCGATCATAGGAATATTTTTCATAGACAAAGGTGGAGTAGCCATTCGGAACAGACCTTTCAGTGCCTTCGCACGAGACATATCTGCAACACCCTTTTCATTCAAAGCATCTTCTAGTTCTTTCTTTGAAGCTAGATTACCTATAGAGTCGATAACTATAATGACATCATCTTCCCTATCTAGATTTTCTAGTTGACTCATAAGATCAAACTTTAATTCTTCGACATTGGTAATTGGTGTATGAAGAACTCGATCAGTATCGATACCGAACTGTTCAAAGTATGTCTGGGGGGAACCGAACTCAGAATCGTAAAAGAGAATTACTGATTCAGGTTTACGTTCCAAATATGACGATGCCATCAACAAAGCAAACGAAGTCTTAAAATGTTTAGATGGACCGGCTAAGACAGTAAGTCCCGGCATAATACCACCATCTACGGAACCACTTAACGCTACGTTTACCATAGGAACATCAGTAGGTACCATATCTTCTTCTGTGAAGAACTTACTCTTCGATAGGATCTCCGTCGTCTTGAGTTTGCTGTTCTTTTTTAGTTTGTTCATTATGTTCATTTCTATCTCCAAAATTCACGAATGTAATATTATTAACTCTTTCACGTTCATCTAACTCGTAATGTTTTCTATATCGAGTATTGATGTCTAGGACTCTTTCTAATATGTCCATTGACACAACTTCACCATCTTTATCAGTTTGTTCTGAGAATTTAAGTAAAGCGTTAGTATCTTTCGGCAGACATGCACCGCCGAAACCACGTTTCTTATCAAAGCCGGGCACACGTGTATGACCGATTCCAACTCTAGGATCCAATCCTACAGTACGGGATATGATATTATAACTACATCCATATGCATTGATCAAATCATATATCTGATTGAAAAATGTTACCTTAGTTGCAAGATAAGAATTTATTGTATACTTCACAAATGAGGCTTCGAATGCTGTCATATAGTGATAATCATTAGAAGAGCATCCACTAAAGATATCATATATCTCACTTAGTTCTTGTGTAGCAGATTCTGATCCTCCCATAACATGGTAGTCAGCATTCACAAAGTCTGCCTTAGCATTGGACTCCGTAAGAAACTCTGGATTGTATACAAATCTATCAATATGTTTCCTATCCATAGAACTGTATATTCTATCCACAACATCTGGAGTAATTGTTGATTTAACAACAACTAAAGCATCTGTATGGATAAGAGATTTTTGTACCGCATCAATAACAATAGTAGCATCGACCTTTCCATCTTCACCTTGTGGTGTAGGTGCACACACAAACACTAGATGAGGAGAAAATTCCTTTAAGTCATCAATTGAAGTGTTATACTTTGGATCTACAGCATAAGACTTTACTAAGGGGTGGGTGAAGGCATATTCTACAGCTTGTCCAACAAACCCATGACCTACTATAGCAAGTCGAAATTGGTTCTTAGGACTTAATGGTTTATTATTCATTATTTAACCTTATGGTAATCTTTGTACCATGCATAAAAGTTTGCAATACCGTCTTCGATATTAGTTTTAGGAACATAACCTAGTTCCTCTAATTTAGTTGTGTTAGACCAAGTCTCTAAAGAATCTGCTGGATGTCTAGGAGCCAGATCAATGATAGCCTCTATACCACAGTTCTTTTCAATCTCTCTTACAAAATGCATAAGGTCGACTTGTTTACCACGACCAATATTAAAGATTTCACTATTCGCAATTTCATTATTGTGAATAACGATTTCAATACCATCTAAGATATCTTCAACGTATGTGAAGTCTCTTTTCATATTACCATAATTATACACTTTTATTTCGTTTTTGTCAAGTATATTTTTAGTAAAATCAAACAAAGCCATATCGGGTCTTCCCCAAGGGCCATATACAGTAAAGAATCTAAGTCCTGTATTATTCAGTCCAGATATCTCAAACTGGATCTCATTAATGTACTTGGTATAAGTGTAGGCATTTAACTGTTTTCCAAGTATCTGATTTTCTTTCCAACCATCTTCGGGTATCTCAGTTCCACCGAACACACCAGAAGTTGATGCATAAATGACTCTAACATTAGGGACTACTTCCTTACACACTTCAATAAGGTTTTGAGTTCCATCAATGTTGTTTGCATGGTATTCAGATTCCTTTCCGAAAGAATCTCTAACACCAGCGTGTGCAGCAAGGTGAACTATGATCTCAGGTTCGAAATCACCTAACACAATTCGTAATCCATCTCTATCTCTCAGATCACATTCAGAAATATCTAATTCAAAATGTTCTACTCTATCTCTTTTCAAATCTGGTTCATAAAGATGATTGTTGTAGTTGTCTAAACCACGAGCATTATGTCCACTATTCCTTAGTCTATTTGTTAATTGTGAACCGATAAATCCTGCGGCTCCAGTTACTAATATTTTCATTAACCTTTCCTATAAACGTATTCTAGCGCTCTATCAGCTTCTACAATAATTGGACGATTCTCATACCAATTACCATTACAAGCATCAAAATCTTTACACAATTCAGCAATCTGAATTGCAGTTATTGGGTATCCTTTCTTTATAGCGTTTCCAGCTATCGCTATCATTATCTGATACATTTTTGCGTACCATCCAGTTCCAGTTATAGTTTGATATTCCATCGCCATTCTTTTTGGAAAGAATGGACAATCTCTAAAACCAGTCCATCGATACTCAGTATTATTTAGACTATTCTTACGATGTTCTATGACCGCACTTTGCATTTCTATAGGTAATCTATCAAGGAAGGAATTTCCCGTCTTCTGGACATAAGGGTGTTTAGCAATAAGTTCTGAAGTGTTTAATGCCTTACCAGATGTATTATGAAAAATAAAACCATAGGCGTCAGGATAATCAGCTGGTACATAATACATACGCGCCAAGTCTTTAGTTTGCGGATCTCCCATTTCCCCCAGTTCGGTATTGAGGGCGTGCCAGAACGCTTTAATATTATCTCTCTGTATCTGTTCGTCAATCCTAAATACAATACGAAACTTAAGATAATCCATACGACTAGAAGCAGTGCTATAAACCACATAATCGACATCTCCCAATTGTTTAGAAAGTTGTTCATTTAGATCGTCCACACTGTTAGAAAACCTATGACTATCAACATCAACAGCACACCAACCACCCCAATATAAAGTATTGTCATTAGAACGCGTACTATCGGTTTTAAAAACAGCAGGGCTAATAAGAGGACTAGAATTATTTCCACCTTTCTTTCCTTTTTGTTTGCTCAATTTATAAAGTTCTTGGACGAATTCATCCCAAGTATCGTAAGAAACTTTTCTATGAGTCTTGTTATCAAACTGATTTTTGAATATAGTTAATTCGTAATTCATGTTGATATTATAACATACTTAGGGGTATTTGTCAACAGAAAAAATCCTCAAGTGATGCGCGAGGTTCAGCTGACCAGTCAACTGCCTCCAGTATAGGTAACAATGGATCGAGGAAAGTCTTATCAAACATCTTATCATAGTCAATGTACTTATGTAGATTGACCTCGGGCGGTAAGAACTGAGGATAGGATACTACGTTCTCACTGATAGGATTAGGCATCTTAAGATAACAAAATTTGATCTTCTCACCATTCTTAATATATTCATATCTTTTATCAAGGGAAAGTTTTTTAATCTGATCATTGTACAACAAACTACCACGAACATGTATGGGAGTACCTTTTGAGTATATACTCTTGGCATCTCTCCACTTCTTAAGATCAGAGACAGACCGAGGGAAGGATACCGACTCTGGGGGAAGAGTACGAAAATCTGTGCGGAAGTTTCTTATAAAACTTTGAGTATCACTCTCACTACCATTTATAATAACGTGGAAGATTTCTTTGAACTTATCCCTGACCGTCATAGGAGTACTAGACTTGATAGCTTCAATACCCATCATCTTTAGTTTAGGTTCTGCGTACTGGACACCCTCATTATTATGTACATTGAGGATGTATCGTTTCTTAGCTACCCAGATACCCTTGTCCGCGATTACCTCACGACCCATCTCCATTCGGTTTTCATACGCACCAGTCATGTCAGCCATCTCCTGATACGACTTAGTCAGGACAGGTTCAAAATGATCCTTACAAATGTTATCTAAAAACTTAACAGGATTCTTAGGAGAGAACTTTTCGACCAAGGATTCCATTCGGATATATACCGAGTCGGTATCGATAGCAACAACATAATCTTCCTCAGTCTTAAGAAGTTTTTGCATCTCGTCGTTGACGGTTCTTTCTGCCCACTTAATGGCTAACTGTCCAGCCATAGTAATAGACTCCGCAACACGTTGATCGAAATACCGGAACCATCGGTTACCCAAAGCACCATAAAGTGAGTTCATAAGAATCTTGATTGCCATTTGTTGGTTATCAAGTTGAGATATCTTATTCTTAAGCGAAGGATCTTTGGTATTCTCAAACTCTTGTTGGGTCTTCAACATCTCCTTCTTAATAACTTTACGATCATTATAATAACGAGTAATAATCTCTGGGACAATACCCTTTCGATCATGAGAGAATCTGACTCCGGTGGGAGCGATAGAGTGACAGAGTTTTGTGTAATCAAAGTCATCATTAAACAACTTGCCTTCTAGTATTTTCTCTACCGATACATCAGGGACAATACCATCAAGGACAGTTTCGGGGGACATATTATATTGAACGATTAGATTGGGATAGAGTGAGTTCAAGTCAAAAGACGTTACCCAACTATGTTGACCAACTTGAGGTTCCTTAACATATCCGCCGGGGTATGGGGTCTTCGACTTCTCTATTTTGGGGGGACATGCAATCTTTGATTGATTCAACATACGATAGATAATGACATCCCATATAGTGGTCGTACCTAGGGTGTCGGAATAGTTAACACCAGCTCGGTAGGCCATTGTCATAACCAAGTCAATAAGACCAAGAACTCCATCAATCCGAAGTACGAGTTCAGTATCTTTAATGTTGTAGTCAATATATTTTTGTGGGTCCTCAATATAGAGATTATGCAGACTTCCGTGTTCCTCGTAGGACAACTTACGTTCATCAAGAACAACATTTGCGATGTGATCCAGTCTATAGGATTCTTGTTGACCTAATGTATTGTAAGTAAACTTTCGGAATAGATCAAAGTAATCTAGTTGCGCCACACCCATAATATCAAATGTGTCAGCTTCGTCCATACCAAATTTATTGACTCGTCCCTTCTTAAGTCTGACCACACCCCAAGGAGAAAATTTCCTAGACTCTTCCTCACCGAACAAACGCATGGTCCTATTAATAAGATAGGTCATATCAAAAGAAGTACTGTTCCATCCAGTGATGATATCGGGGGTCCACTCTTTCCAGTGTTCAATAAACTTTGTCATCAACTCAGCTTCAGTCTCACACTTAACATAAAGAACATCATCTCTGGTATTCTCATAATCAATACAAGACCATACCCGACGGATACCGTCTCTCTGGATTATAGTTATAGCTGTGACAGGGTGTTGTGCGAGTGTTGGTTCGGGGAAACCTTCCTCAGAGTGAACCTCAATATCTATGTAGGTGACCTCAACATCCTTAGAATCGAAGTTTATGTTGTTAGGAAACTCTTCAGAAATATATTGGTAAATGAAGTTGTTCATACCATAGACTCGGAAATTTTCTACGTTGTCATAACGCTTTATAAAATCAGAAGCTTCCTTCATAGATTCTAGTTTGATAGGCTCTAGATTTATTTGATCAAGACCCTTCCAAGGAGTCTGCTTTTTGGGTGTGGGGATAAACAAGGTAGGTTGAAAGGGGACGCGTTTCTTTACACGAACACCATCCTTATATCCTCGGTAGAGGAT